CTGAACATAGAGACTACACCGAATCTTTCATGTACGGTATTCCTTATCCAAATGATTTAATGTAATCTTTCTGTTAGTGGCTCGCACTTATTCCTCCCAGCCCTCTTCATCTAAACTTCTAATATAATTCCATCTTTCGATTTCATCCTTAATTGAATCTTGTTTAGTGTAGATATATAATTCGCCTTCATCGATAAACCAATCTATTATGTTGGTGTCATTATTTAATGAGTCCTCGTTAATTTGTTTTTTAATCTTAGGTATAACTCTAACACTATCACCGTAAATAACTGTAGACTGACTACTTGCTGGTTTAGGAACTGTGGGATGTTTAACATTAGTCCAAGAATCTTTGATGCTGTTATGTTTTTTTATTACTTTCTCAATATAACTTAACTCATCACCTGTTTGTCGTATAACTATTTGTCGTACAATGATTAACGTTATTAAAATAGTAGGAATTAACCATAAATATTTTCTTTTCATATTACCAATTTTTAAATGCGTCCTCAACACTCCATATCCCTGTATTCGATTGATTGGGGAATGTTGCTTTAAACTTTTTATTAAACTCCATAAATTCTTTTTGTTTCCAAACATATTTTTTCTCACCGAACATAGGCGCGTCGAAATGTGGTGACCCTTCTAAATCAGAATAGGTAAAGATAAAGAAAACATTATTACCTACCATATTTTTCTGAACTTCCATTGCTGGTTTCATATATTTAATTAAGGTATCCGCTCTACCAACACTATATTTGTTATAACCACCTAAATAAGAGTACTTATATGCCATATCATACATCTGAGCGTAATAGTAATCAATACCTTTCCAATTAGTCCAATTAGGTACCCAATCACTCGTGGTTGATAACTTAACATTAGGGTCCTTAATAAACTTTTTTACTTTAGGGAATAATGAATCTTTAGTTTGCCATTTTATAAGTGAATCCTTTTTATGTCCAATAATTGTATCATAAGACATAAAATAAGCGTTTTCAGTCTCAATCATTAACTCACTAAACTTATTTCCCTTTGGTAATGAATCTTGTATTTGATTAAAATATGTAACGTAAACTTTCCAACTATCATTACCTTTTATTGTGTCTATCTTTGGTAATCCCTTCTTACCATTCCAATCGTGTTGGTATTCCTCTTTCGCACAGTCAGGATGCATTACTAATTTACCATTCCATCCATTTGTTCTCAAATACTTTATGAATACCTGTAACTCTTTTAATGTGGGGCCAGTATTAACCTTATCAAAAGACCCTGGTCCGTCCATATTCAACACAAATTTATCAGGATTAATCGAGATAATATTATCAGCAAAACCTAAACTATGGTATGACTCATTTTCCCATAATACGTTAACTTTATTTAAAGTAGTACTATCAATTTCATTTTCACTATTATTACACGAAGATATAAAAATTATGGACCACAAAGTAGTGAGTAAAACTATAGAGATTCTTAAAAATATTTGGTGAGTTGTTAATTTATTTTCCTTCATTATCTTTGTCTGAGATTATTGGGTTATCGGTAAACTCTTCTATAATAGATTTAACTTCAGGAATGTCTTTCCATACGATTGAATGTTCTGACTCAGGTGAGTATTCTCCCTTAACCATATAGACAACGATTGTGTCAGGTTCTAAAGTTAAGAACCCGTGAGCATACTCATCATGTAAGTAAACTGCGTTCCCTTCATTTACAATTACGTGTTGTGTCTTATGAGTTTCTAAATCATAAGCGATGTCTATGATTGAACCACGAATAACCTTAACGTATTTCTCTTGTGGTGGGTCTGTTTGGTAATGTAAACCTCTAAAGGTATATCTACCATCATTAATTGAAATAGAACATTGTGTCCATTCTTTTCCCATTATGTCTAACTCCATCGGAGTATAACTTCCTCTATTATCTTTAAATGTTTTGTGGTCGATTACTATCATATGTTAAGTATATTAATCTTTTCTTCTATTGTCAACTTTATTAGTTCTACTTGGTCGAACTGTTGGTCGACTATTATTAATTATGGGTCTTGTATTGTTAACAGGACGACTATTATTAATTACAGGTCTTGTGTTATTAACAGGACGACTATTATTAATTACAGGTCTTGTGTTATTAACTCTTGGTTTAGTAACATTAACTCTTGGTCTTGTGTTATTAACTCTTGGTTTAGTAACATTAACTCTTGGTTTAGTTGACTCAATCATCGCCCCTTGTCCTATTCTATCTCGTATACTCATAGTACTACCTCTTCGGCCATTGACGTATGATACATTGTTTCTACCTCGTCTTCCGTACCAATTATTTTGACCGTAATTATTCCACCCATAGTAATTCCATCCATTACTGTAGTATCCATTATAACCCCATCCGTGGTTATTCCAACCATAGTGTAGATTATATCCCCATCTATCATATCCAAATGGTGACCATCGATGAGGAGAACCCCAAGAATTCCAACCATCATATCCCCATACCCAATCCATCCACATCTGGTCTCTATTCCAATATGAGTTGTAACCAAACCCATATGGACTATAAAAATTATATCTATTACCCAATACTCTATTGTTCCAATCGAATGAACTAGGTTGTCGTAGGGCATATTGAGCAAAGTCGTACCTAAAATTAAAATCCGTTCTAAGTTTATTTCTAAATTGGAATTCATTTAATGTATCTACATTTACATTGTTCTCAACCACATAGTAATTTTCATCATCGTATATTGGGTCATGGTTTAATGTTGATACTGTGAATGTCGCACAACTTGTCGTTAGAAGTACGATTAATAATAGTAATAAATTTTTCATATTTTTTTATTGTTTAAAAGTTGTAGTTATAAATCTTACATTTAGGATTCAGCCTACTTAGATTAGGAAACGTTACATCCCCAATTTCATTATTATCGATATGAGATATATGTAACTCCGTAAATGATTCACAAAATCTCTCATATGTTCTTTTACCTCCTATACACCAATCAGAGTCATAATAGTGTAATATTGAACTATCTCGTCTATCAACAATAACTAAATCTCTACCTGGTAGTGTCGGTAAGGCCTTTGAGGTTCTGTAACCTACTAATAACGTATCACCATGTGTCATACGTTTAAAATGAATTAAATCTTTTTTATTGTGCCAAAGTAACTTATCACCTAACCCAATAAAACCAAGATTATTAACCGCTATTATTGCCTTCATTTAGTTTAATCAATTGTTGTACCGAAGCATCCAATCTCAGGTATTAAATTTTCTTTAATTAGTTTTATCTTTAAATTATCTAACTTCAAAATAAATTTGTCAATATCCTTAGTTAAATACATACTATATAATACTAATAAACTAAAGCGCATTAAAAAGTCACCATTAATATAGTGACTAACAATCTTACTCGCCTCTTCTCTACAATCGGACTCAATCACTTCATTGACGATTGTTGTAAAGTTAATTTCTTCAATATCAGACAATTTTAATATTAGTTCTTCCATAATAAAACAAAGATACACATTATCCTTTAATTGTTAACTATTAACGATACTTTAATCTATCATTTTCTCTTTCTAAAAAATCTAATTTAACTCTAATTGACGCTAATTCAGAACTCAAATCTCTTAATGAAGTTGTGCACTCATCTTTATCGTTTTCAAGTTTTTCAACTCTTGTACGTAAATCGTCACGGTACATATTCTGTTCAGACAATTCTTCTTTATGTTTTTCTCTCTTATTACGAATTAAAAACTCATAGAATTTCCATGCTCCTGCTCCTCCAGCAACTGTTAATGTAGTAATAATAATAGTCGTTAATTGTTCACTCATTTCTTTAATGATTTATATAAGATTTCTCTTTTTAATTTAAACAATATCCATGACCACATAAACGCATACCACATAGTAATTATTAAATTCTTAACATCCATAACCCCAAAAGGTTCACCTGAATCACTAAAAATATTTACAACGTATCTTACCGTTGAGAATAACGTAAGTAAAAGGTAACCTGTAACCGCTCTTGATAACCATTTGATACTATTCAAAGTCACTAACATCGATAAACTTAAAACAAAATAAGACATATACAACCAATAAGTGTTAGGTTGTCCGGCATCTTCCCAATAGGTGGGTGTTGTCCATAACACCATATTATTTAATAAATCACTCGCTATCCAAAAAAATAACAGTGGTTGTATATCGTAATATAAAAGTGTTTCTTTTATCTTTATAAAATATGACTTCATACCAATAAATATACCAACAAAAGAAAACCCCCACCATTTCTGATGAGGGTCTTAAAATTCATAATCAGTTACGTATACATTATTTAGATAAGTGAAATACTAAAAGTATCTCCTTGACCAATAGTATCTAAGATATCTAACCCTTCAACTACAGTACCAAACGCGGTATGTTGTCCGTCTAAATGCTGTGTACCTTGTCGGTTATGACAAATGAAGAATTGTGAACTACCTGTGTTTGGTCCCGCATGTGCCATCGATAATGTTCCTCTATCATGTCGTTGTTTGTCCGCCCCTCTATGTTCACACATTATTTTAGTTCCTGAACCACCAGTACCATTACCTTTAGGACAACCACCTTGTACCATAAAATTTGGTATCACTCTATGGAATTTCATTTTATTATAAAATCCTTCACCAATTAGTTTAGTGAAGTTATCGACTGTCTTTGGTGTTGCGTCGTTGAATAGTTCGGCAACCATGTCACCTTTACTTGTTGTAAATTTTACTTTCATTTGTTTTGTTTCTTTATGTTTTGTCTCGTTTTCTCGTGAATAAACTGGACAAAGTTATTATTTTTTATTGAACTTATAGTTGAGATTCTGCAGTAACAACTAAATTAGAGAAACTCCATCCTCCACCTTTATATTCAACTGAATCTTTAGTGTAATTACATAGAGTACCGTGTGAACATTCACCTCCATTATCTTTGTACCACTTAGTAGGTTCGTCATCACCAGGTGACCAATCACCATGATAAGAAGGTGTAAACCACCATCCGACTTCCATCCCATCTTTCAACATAGACATATCTAAAGAAGAGCCATCACCAACAGATAAGTCAGTCATATCAAATACTTTAACACTACTATCTCCTTGAGAAAGTGTAATTACCATATTAGTATAGTCATCATTAAAAACTGTTACCATATGAAATGGTTTAGTTGGGTCAATCTTACCAACTAAACTATGAACTCCACCAAGTGTTGATGATGTCATTTCATCCCAATTCCAACAGTCAGTATTCGCAGCTTCGGTATATGAGACTTCCCATCTTTGTTTACCTTTTTTAACTGTGTCTAAATGTAACGTATGTTGAAACATTTTATTACCATTAGTTTCTAATAAATCAATCTCATTACAAAAATCACATTTTTCATATTCTGCATCACAGTATTTATCACCAATAGGTTGTACATCACTAGTAACTAAGTACATCGCAGCATTTAAGTAATCTCCAGTCCACCCGTCATTTTGTTGTAACCCTGATAAGTCAATGTCAACTTCAATTTTACTGATATTTTTATATCCATTTTTTGAACACACTCTACCCGCAGCAGGATTTCCTTCTGTACCGAAACTTACACCTCCAGAACTAACTACAGGGTTAGACCCACATTTTTGATAATCAACATCAAATTCAGGTATAAAAGTAGTTTGAGTTAATTCCTCAGGACATATACACGGGTCTTTAAATGGACACGGACACCCTTCTAAACCAACAGGTGTAACTTTACCTGTCGTAGCATCTACACTTACAAATCCCTTACTTGTTGTGAAGATATATTGAGCAACATTGAATCCTGGTTCTAATGGTCTTCTTAATACTACCTCAGACCAATCAGCCACACCTTCAACACCATTATCGTAACCAGCATCTAATAGTAATTGCTCCGCCTCTTCTAATGTAAGTTTAACAGGTAACTTAATCACCTCATCTTCCATAAAAGGTTCTTTGATAACTTTGGTTACCACTTTACCTTTGGATGTACATACCACTTCAATTGTAGTGTTTTTTACACCTTCAAATACTGACCTTACTTGATTAAGTTCTTTAGTCGCATTTGATTCATAGAATAACGCAGCTTCGTTAATTTCTTTAGCAGAAAACTCTGTTTTTTCAACCATCTCATTGAAGGTTAACTTTTCTTTAGGATTACAACTCATAATGAGTAATCCACATACTAATGTTAATAATGTTTTGTTCATTTGTTTAATCATTTTTTATTTTATTTTTCTTTAGAGCAACATTCTGATGATTCTCCACCTTCAGGAATTGGTGTACCTACCGGATACGGTGAACCTTCTTTAGCTGCCGTAACTGATTTTTCACCGTTCTTTACTGGAACCGCTTTACGTAACGGAACTGCCGCTTCATTAAGTGGACCATATACTTTAGCTAATACAATACCTGTTGATGTAGTATCAAAAATAACACCTGGCATCGCAAACATATTACTTTCACTTGTTTGTGCCGAATCCATATTGATGATGAATGAACGATTTACCGGTGCTGACCATTCCCAATCTTTAGTCTTAGGATTAAATTGTGGTATAGTGTCTGATGAATCAAAATACCAAAAGTAGGACCACACATATTTTTCATTCCATATAGTACTCCCATCGTTTCCTGGGTATTCAAAATCTTTCTTTGTATTAAACTCACCGTCAGTACCTGTTACTTTAGCCCAACTAGGACTTACACCTTCCATCGCTAAACTAGCGATTGACGGCCCATCTAACACAGGACAGATAGCACAACCTTCATCGTATTCAACACCCTGTACTATAATTTTATTACCTGTTGGTACCGCACTTGACGCTCCACAGAATGCATATACTCCGTTATGTATTCTTAATACCCCTCTATCTCTATTATGATTTTCATCATTTTTATTACAACCTAATAACATTAAGGTTGCCGTAATCGTTAATAATATACTTTTCATTTTAATTTTAATTTTAATCGTTTATTTTAATCGTCTCCTCACCAACGTGTTGATGAGCATGTTTAATTGTTTTTTATTTTTATTTTTAATCTATATATCTATATAAAATTTACTATTGGCAGTCAGAACTTAACCTCCAAAGTTTGTAACTATTTTCAGTTAGCATTATACCACCATCACATTCAAATGAAACTACCCGTGAGATTTCATCCCATATTAAAGTATCTCCATCAAATGTGTACGTATCAACACCTGGAATTCTATCTGAACTATCTAATACATTAAAATCTGCATCAGTACAAAGTTCAGGCCAGCAATCTGCATAAGATGTATACACATTACCATCAACGAATTCAAACATTGTATTAGCATATGTTCTGTCTTCGGGGTCTGGAGACCATAACCATTTACCTTCGACCGTATAATTAGGTTCGATTGGAGGATTTACTGTTTCTTTTTCGCAACTCATAAATGACATTGCAACTAATAGTATTAATAATAACTTTTTCATAATTTGTTTTAATTTGTTTTAATTTTAATTTTATCCCGCTCTATAACAAATAAGGGGGGTTGCTTGAATAGTTTCTTCAGGTTTACCCATTCGGTATTTACCTGTTTCTTCTTCTAATACAAGTTGAGGTCCACCTGTAACTTGTACATGATGTGTAGACGTTCCATTCCAATAGAATGTAGGACACACAGATTCGGTCATATCTTCTCCAAGTGTTTGTTTTAAATCATCTCCAGAAAAAGCTTCTAAATCATCTCTATCTAATTCTCCTAACCAATTCTGTAAACCATCTTCAAAATAAACTTTCATAACATCTTCTCCAGGGAAAATGGGTTTGTCTCCATCAACCTTTGTTAGTTCGGTATGGTCTTGAGCATCTCCAACTACTACGGCCCATACTTCATAATTACCTACGGGTAAACCTCCGGAATTCCATTCTTTAGTACTTCCTGGTTTTAATACTCCATGCTTAGAAGGATTATTATTCATTTTCGGTTGTTCATAAACCGCGTAACAAACAGGTACTTTGGTACTATTTGTAATTTTAAAATGTGGTGTTGACATATTTTTTTTATTTTTTTGTTTTATTTTTATTTATTATGTTACCGTACTCATCACATAGAGGTGCGGTTATAATCTCATGGATTATAAATACCCATGAAATTAAAAGAGTTCCCAAAATTATCTTAACTACAATCATACGTTATTGTTTTTTAAAAAAAGTACTAAATATAACATCTTAGTGTATAGTTAATTATTTATTTATATATATTAAGAACTAATATTAAAGTCTATGTCACACCCTATTTTACATTCTAAATCTTCAGCTAAACAGTTTGGTGGTAAACCTGAAGACTACCTACATATTCATAATTGGTTTGATGAAACTAAATCATGGATTGGTACATCCTTTCATAGAGTATTTAGACACCACTCTGAAGGCATATTCGAATGTGAGAAAATCTTTGGAGAGTCATTCTTAAATTCAGACGGTAAAGAAGTTTACGTTCGTTACATCGGTGAACAACACGTTAAAGAAGATTGTAATAATTATATTCCATCAGCAAAAGAATGGGTAGATACGTTAAATTCTAAGGAAAAACCTTTATGGATGATGAAAACTATAAAATTAAAGTTCACTGACTAATATTTATATATAAAAACTATCATGGAACAGAAATATAAAGTACTATTTAATTTAATTAACCCTTCGTTTATAAAGTCGGGATGTAAAAGAATATCCATTGAATTTGGGGACGACTTTAATAGTTACCATAATGGTTACGAATGTGGTAGTAACTCAAAAACAATACCCTTTTTAATCCCTGTTGAGCGTGAATTAAGTGAGTATATGGAAGAATCGGTAGGTGATGACACTTGGAATGAAGAGGCTGACCAAGAATATTACAGTTATGAATTAGTGATAAATCCTGAATTTAGAAGTGTTGAGATATTTGGTATTTATACCTCTTACGGTACTGAACCAATTGAGGAAACCGTAATTGAGATGGAAGAAGAACCTGAAGAATTTAAACCTATCTTTGATTACCTAAACGATGAAGGGTCCGACATATTAGAAGTTAATGTAGACGCTGGTGGGGATAGTGGTTGGATTCATGACACAAATGATGACGTAAATGGTAAGAGTATTACCACTTCAAACCAAATGGAAGAAGTATGTCTTAGATTACTAAACCAACATCCTGGTTGGGAGATTAATGAAGGTTCTCATGCTAAGTTTACATTTGACCCACACAGAAATATACTCATTTTTGAATTCGCATATAATACTGAAGAACAAGGTAGTGAATTAATATCTTCAGAGAAATTTTAGTGATTATACGATTTTATCTCCAAACATTAACTCTCGTTTCCATTTAAGGTCTTTGGACTTATAACTTAAATAACTTGTTATTCCTGAAATTAAGGCTTGCTCATATGTTTCATAATCTAAATCTGATACTCCCAAGTTTGTTTCATCACATAAGATATCATCTTCTTTTTCGAAATCGTTAACATCTATAACTGAATAATAATAATATAATTTTGGTCCTTCACTACCGTTTCTAAATGGTAATGATGTTATATATACATGTTGTCGTCTTAACCATGAAAGTATATCTTCATAATCTGGATACTTTTCCAATACTTTAGTACCTCCAACATCAATAGTTCGAAACGGATACATACAAGTTTGTAGTTGTTTTAAAATTTCAGGAGTAATTTGCATATAATTAGTTTTATTCAAAGTTAAACTAAAAAATAAGATTAATCAACTATTCTATCGATTTTTTAAATTCTTCACCACCTACTACATTGTAGTCTGCAGTATCACATTTAAAACCAAGTACGTCATAAATTTTACTATCGACATAATCTTTTAATACATCACCAATTTCGTAACCTACCTCCTCTACGATACCCTCGTCTAAATCGGTATTATTATTCCATAAATCACCTAACATATAATCTTCTCCTGTAGTGAGTAATGTAACTGAAGATGTTTCCCCATTAATTACGGCATCAACTTCATAATAAACTTCCTTATCATCTAATTCAGATTTTGATACATGAACTTTAAAACTAGTAATTACTCCGTTAATTTCGTACCCACCACTGAAATATCTAAAAGGTTTACCTATGTCTAACCTATCTTCAAATATCTTAATCATGTTATCTAAACCACCAAAATACTCTAACTTATATTTAAATATCGTCTTATAATCTGTAAGGGTATTAAAATCCATATTTAAATAATGGTAAATTGGTTTAGCATCAATACCTTTGTCATCCCAATATTTAAATAATGTCTCCTTTTTAGTGTCACCTTCCTGTAAATTTTCCTCACTCTTTAAAAACTGTTCTTGATTTTTAATTATAAACTCATAAAAGTAATCTAAAGGTTTTTGTGTTTGAGTGTCTTTATATTTTATAGATAAGACCTGGTAATCCTTGTCCATCGTACCTTGTTTCAAACTCTTTATTAAGATACTAAAAATATGAGAAAATAACGCAAACATCCTTATGTCTACACCTGTGTAGTTTTCTTTGATTATATTCTCAATAATTGATAATAGTTTCATTACAGATAAATATACTTAAATCTTAGTTTGTTGCTCTGTAAAATCTTTTCTATCCTCTTTATTTACCCATAATTCGTGACCTTCCAATGAACTATGATTTAATTCAATCCAGTTTGGTACTAATTCTCTTTGGTGGTTCTCCCAAATATGATACGTTAATTGTTCAATACTTTTACTGAGGTATGTCGCGCTATGGGGGAAGTCTTCCATCACCATTTGATTATAGACGCTCCACTCATATTTGTGACTCTGTTCCTTAACAAATGGGTTTCTTTCTGAGTAACGCTCTATCGTACTCATATCTTTGTACATAAAAACCACTAACACATCTTTTAACGTATTATTTATTCTATGTAAGTGACAGGACTGTGATGGTCCAAATGAAACAAACTTATTATCTTTATTTTTATCATAAAACTTAAGTAAACCATCATCATCATTATATCCATCTAAGCTCCAAGCGTCTTCTCCTCTTTTTTCTTCCAATTTAAAATCATGAGATATTATCTTAGTCGCTATTTTATTACCTGCACCATGAGGACCCGTAACTATAATTTTTTTATAGTCACCAATAATTAATTTTAAATGTTTATAATCTTTAGTCATTTTTTTTATTGTTTTCAGATATTATCTTACCCAAATTATCTCCGTATAAATTAGGGAACTCATATTTAATTTCTTTTAAAGGAATAACTAAACCTTTATGTTGGTTTATCCTCTCTACTTCTCGTATTTCATTCAACATAAACTCGTAAAAATCCATACTTTGTTTAGACCTAAAAACCTCTTTTATTATTTTTTGTATATATGTGTATTCTTTATTTTGCAAATCTACACCAGTAACACTTTTAGCTCTACCCCAAATAAATTCAACTTTATCAGTTATTTCTATCGAGTACGTTTCAGAGTCATCTTCAAATATATCCCTTAGAAAAATTTGTTTGTTACCATTTATTTCAATACTATAGTATTTTTGAATAAAATTAACTATATTCTTCTCCATTATTAGTTTCTTTTAATATTGAACAATAGTAGTAATCACCTGTTGTTTTAGATTTATTCCTCAAGTACTTTCTAACTGATTCTGAGTCATACTCCTTTAATAACCTATCTGCGTACACATATTTATATTTATCCCATACGTCTTCTCTTTCAATATTTTCAATGAGTCTTTTACGTTCCATTCTTTAATTATTTAAGGGGGCTTTAATCGTTGGATGGTAATTATAATTAATAACCTCATAATCAAACTCACCTTTTAAAATATTAACTTTAGAGAAGTTAATATGAGGTAAATTATTAAATGATTCTCTACCAATTTGTTCTTTAGTTTGTTCAATATGATTCAAATATAAATGAGTGTCACCTAAATTACCAATCAATTCATCGGGAACCATAAATACTTCTTCCGCAATTAAACAAAGTAGCGCTCCGTAACTCGAAATATTAAATGGTAAACCTAAAAATGTATCTACTGAGCGTTGATTCCACATTAGTGAGATTGCTCTTGTTGGTGTTGGGTAATGTCTCGTGTCATTAAAGTCAGGTAAGTTATTAGGGTTAAAATATCTCTCCATTCCCGTTTCATAATTATTAGTAAACCAGTAATCATATCGCTCTTTAATTGTTAATTCTCTAGTATATACTTGAAATCCATAATGACATGGAGGTAAAGTCATTAAACTTAATTCCCCCACATTCCAAGCGTTAACTATAAGTCTACGTGAGTCAGGATTTGTTTTAATATCATCAATAAGTGTTTTAATTTGGTCAATACCTTTTTCAGTATAACTTTGCAAAGTATCGCCCTCAAATATTTGCTCACCTTCTTGGAACCAATTTCTCCATTGTGCCCCATATATCGGACCTAATTCCCCCCACTTTGTCGCAAACTTATCATCTGTTTTGATTCGCTCAATAAATGATTCCATTGTATCTGGCCAATCACCTTTGAACTCATTAGTTTTACTGATATAGTTTTTGAATGCATCACCATTCCAAATATTACAATTGTTATCAACCAAATATTTAATATTAGTATCACCTTTTAAGAACCACTTTAATTCAGTCATCATAGTTTTGACTGATATCTTCTTTGTGGTTAACAAAGGAAACCCATCTTTCATATTATGTCTGATAGTGTATCCAAAAATAGATTTAGTACCTGTCCCTGTTCTATCAGATTTTTCTATACCATACTCTAATATCGACTCTAAAAGTTTCTTATATTGATTATCTAATGAATTCATAGGTTAGTTATTAACTGTGGATATACTCAATTATCGTTGATTTAATAGGTACCCTAATAATCGGTACACTGGCACCTGTTGGTGGTTGTTTTTGTCTTACCTCATAATAGTTATCGTAATCTTTAATTGTTGTAACGTTTGTATATTCTATTATATGTGTTTTATCCATATCAGGTTTATAAACCATCGTATGTTTACTTGTGTTAAATGTTAGTTTTATCATAATTTTATATTTTTTTAAGGCATTAAAAAACCTTTCCTCTAAAATAGAAGAAAGGTTATAATTTGTCAATGAAATATGTTATTTATGTTCCAATAACTAACTCATCATAATTTAATTTTTCCATACCCTGTAAACCTTCCTCAGCCTCATCGTACATAAAAGATTTAACAACTGAAACTAAACTCTGTTCTGATTGAGCAACTTTACTTTCCATCCAATCATCAATTTGTTCACCGTCTTCCATCTGTTCCCACATTTTATAGGCTAATGTCGCAATAGTAAATAATTGTTGTTTGGCCATATAAGAACCTTTATGGGACTTCTCGTTAATATTTGATTTTAACTTACGTAGTTGGGTTTCTGTTATAATAATATTTGACATGTCTTGTATTCTTTTATTATAAATATAAGTAATAACATAAAATATAGTTTATAAAAATAAAAAAGGTGAAGATTTCTCCTCACCCTTTCTGGGACCGACCTTATTTTTGGCTGTCGGACAAACTCCACCACCCTATTTAATCTAATAGGGAAATCTATCTTTCCTTAACCTTCTCATATTTTATCCATTATTAATTTAACAATAATAAAACTATTTGTCAAATTAAATTGTACGATGTCTTCGTTTAGAGTCCCATTGAACCTTTTTAGTTTTACCTAAAATTGACATTCTAGCCACTCTAACGTTAAATGTACTCCTCGCGTCATTTATTTGTGAGTTAGAATTACCATTACCTTGCTCACCACCACCATTACTAATCATCCATCCCTAATTTACGTTCAAAATAATTTGCATCTTGTACTACTTCAGGATTTTGTTTGATTGTCTGCATCGCAATCATGTCTTTCATTCTCGTTGTTGACCATCCATGAGCTCGACTTGTATATATTACTTTAGGTGGTAAGTCATCGCCGGTAAAAGATTTACCTATATAGTCTTCACCTAAAATTCTTATATCCGGCTTAAAATAATCAATTAACCCATATAACTCTTCTTCAGTTTGGTAAACATATACTTCGTCAATATATTGAATCGACATTAATGTTCTATATCTTTCATATAATGGCACTACTGGCTTATACTTAGATTTCCTGTGTAATGACGGGTCCTTTTGTAAAAATACTATGAATTTATCACAATGTTTTTTCGCGTCTTCAAACGTATAAATGTAACCAGGGTGCATTAAATCAAAATTACCGGCAGTAAACCCTATAATCTCTTTCTTTTCACTCATAATTTAAAACTTTTTTTATAATTTTTATCTTCTTTAACTACTTCATCGATAGTCATAATTTGTTTTATATGATAAGAAGTATTATCGGTCATGTAAAGTATTAACTCACCAAAAATATCCTCTATTTCATGAATAACTTTAATTACCTTCTCATCTTTAGGTACTACATAATCACCTACCTTAAACATTTCTAAGTTGTTTTAGTTTAATACCTAAAAGGTCTAATGTATTTTTATCCTTTATCGTTTTCTTAGTCTTTTTCTTAATCTCATTGATTAATCCTTCAATATATTTAACCTCAGGATTTATTTCCTCAACAACTTTAACTGTTTTATCCACTTTAAAACCGTTTATCTTGTTTTTAAGGTACACCGATAATAAATCTATGACTTTGTATGAGAAGTAGAATCCGAGACAAATAAGACCTACCTCTACAAGTTTATCTGTACCAACAAACTTAACTGTGATTAACATAAAGATTAAGATTAGAACCATCTTAATCATACTCCATAAATTATTAATTATTTTTACCATTTTTAATGTGTTTTAGATTTTTGAATTGCGTACTCAGCTAAACTAATTTTTTCGACATTACCTATTACCATTGAAGACCTTAATAATTCGTATGGTATGTGAAGAAGAAAATCTTTACCGTTGGAAGTGGTTAAATCCTCTTTAAGTTCCAAACAAGAGTGAACCATCTTAATATAAATCTTAAATTGTATATCATCATCAAAACTTTTTGCTTGAAGGATTCCGTACTTTGGGTGTTCAATTTTTATCGTTTTCATATTTTTCTTTTAATTTATTAAAATACTCTTGATACGGTTTAACGTATGTCTCCGTTAAATAATCATCTATAATTTCAGGGTTATTAGTTAGAACTTCTTTAATCTCATCACACATTTTAAATTCACACACATCTTTAATCGGTAAACATTTACTGTCCTCAGTAAAAATTATAGTGTCCCCATCAAATGATTCAATAGATTCAATAATGTGTATTGAACCGTTTTTAATATCTTTTATTTTATCTCCTTTTTCCATATTACAAATATACGTTTAATTATTGATTTACCCTATTACTTTTGGTTATTATTCATTTTCAACGTATTCTTTTTCGTTATCATCCCATTTATAACCGTCACCGTCATACATAATAACACCATTAACAAGAGTGGAGCCATCAGCACCTGTCTCCTCTATAAAATGCTCTACACTACCAGGTTCACCTGAACCAAGTTCTACATATTCGGGTGTTGAACTAAAAACAAGTGTTTTTAATAAGAACACAACTAAGATAATTCCAACTATCCAACCTCCAATCCTACCTGAAGCTGCAAAGATATTTCCAATACCTTTTAATAGTTGTGAACCAAACGTTAAAACGAAACCGATAATGACTAATGTGATAATTCCTTCCATAATTTTATTTTTTTATTTATACAAATATAAGCAATATTTTACACATATACTAATTATTGAGCATAAAAAAACCTCAGTCGGTTAGGACTGAGGTTAAGGAAGATATATAATAGAGTATAGAACGCTGAGATTATACGTTTATAACGACTTGTCTTTAGTGAGATTACCCTATGACGGTTGCTCATGTATCCACTCTCGTTGCCGAAAGTATCAAGTCAGTGTCGGTTATTTGAGTGAACCACTCTTATCGTTAACAACCACTCAACTACTACTTTACTCTGTTAAACCTTGCGAGTTCACTAAGGGATTGCTATCCCACCAGGTATTTTGTAATCAACATCGGAAGACTTGCGGTCTTACAATGACTTCGTTAGTCTGACGACTCGAAGTGTTAGACACCTTTCGTTGTTAACGCCCGAAGAACTTTAGCTCTCTTTTATGTTTATATAAAAGTAACTATGGAAATTTGAAAGATGTGCTTCGGGAGAAGTTTCGTTTCTTTTGAAAACAAAATGCTTCACACCTCTCTGTAAGTCTGTCAACCTACGGTATTTCAGGAACACGTTAACTTAACGTATCGGAATCCCCTCATACTGGTACTCAGCCCTACAACACCTGACAGGGTGTGTCGAACCGTCACCTGTAGCTTTTCCTATTGATATCACTATCGCAACTCTGATATTCCATGGATTCAGAGTGGTCTCATCCCCTTAGCAGTTGCCCTTAGGGTCTCGACCGTAGCCACTTTGTTTAGTTGTCAGAGTAAACTCTGCGGATATTCACGGTATACTATTCCCGTTTCAATCCCTTTAGTCCCATTGCTGGGGTTATCTAACGACGCTAAACCGCCGGTAAATGTCTCACTTAACCTTTTAAGAAAAAAAGGGGTTAATCTTTTAAATTTCTTCCACAAACTGTGTTAGTTAAGATTGACATTAATAATATTTCAAAGAACATTTTCAGTACTCTTACTGATTTCTTATGACAAATGTAAAACAATTTTTTTAATCTGTCAAACTTTTTTTTAAAAACTTTTATAAAATTCAGTAGGGTAAGATATAAATACTCCCATAAACTCTAAAAGTAATACAAACATACAAAAAAATTCCCTTCAGACAAGCCCTTTAAGGGTTTTTTTCATATTTTACTTTAAAATAGTTAAATTTAAAGGATGTTACCATCAATTTTAGTACTAAAGTATTTCTCTAACGCACCTAATCTATCGTCAGCATCTACCAACATCACTAGTGCTTCTTCAGCATTTTTATAGAAGTCACCTGTTGAGTGGTCTCCGATTCCTACCCCATTGTTACCAAGTAATTCAAGAGATAATAATGCCTTTGCTTTATCTGCCTGTGCAGATGTTCTTAACATGTTTACTAATTTGTTCATTTTAAAATTATATTTATAAGTTTATTAAATTGTTTAGTCATTGGTTGTGGTAACTCATCTTTACCAAAATATCCGAATTCAGTATGTTCGTCACCATCAGGTGCATTTTCTAAGTCAGGGTAAATTTCCTCATTAACATCCATTAAGTAACAATAGAATGTCCCTTTCTCTTTAGACCCATCTCTATTATATCTTTTGATAATCGCAGCAAAAACAATATCTTCAATAACAGGTAAATTCGTTTCTTCTGTAAATTCTCTCACAGCACCATCCTTAGTATTTTCACCTTCCTCTACACTTCCTGCAGGACAAGACCAAAACCCTGGTAAAGTTGTTTCTGAATTCCTCTTACAAAGTAAAACTTTGTTATCACATCTTACGATAATTCCCGCGTATTTTTTCATTTATTACTTGTTATGTATATTTATATGGTATGAAAGTAATTATAAAAAATAATATTTTAAAAGTCAAAGTTTCTTCCACTAAAAAATCCATAACTAATGGAATGATGGGAAAAAGATTTGACGAGTCCTTTGATGGTATGTTATTTTTTATGCCTGAACGTACCGAACAAAGTTTTTGGATGTATAATTGTATCATACCATTAGACATTATTTTCATAGATGGAACAACAATAACTAAAATTTATTCTAACTGTCAACCATGTAATGATAAGAAAAATTGTGAATCATATCAAGGATTTGGTGATACAGTTTTAGAGGTCTCTGGTGGTTTTTGTGAAGAACAAGTCGTAAAAAAAGGAGACATCGTCTCCTTCTCTTTATTTTAAAGTTGTCTTAATTGTTTTAAGCTATATCAAATTTTTGTAATTCTTCAATTGAGTGTTCTCTAGCTCTTCTCTTAGGACTTCCTGAATTAACATCAGCAAAATATAATGTAGACTCTTTAGGGTTACTAAACTCAGGTACACCTTTACTGGTTAAAAATTTTACAGCAACTTCCGCAGCTATTTTATCGTCTAACATCTTATCAGGATTACTAACGATATCAATACCGACTTTATTTCCATATTTTTGATAATTAGCCTTACCGGTTAATTGATTGTAACCTCTACCAACATACTTTGAACCATCGTCTTTATTATTATTACCAATTCTACCATTATATACTAAATTGAAGAACTTATCATAGTCACTCTTTAAATTATTTAATTCTGAGTCAGACATATTTCTAGTTTTCGAAAATATTTTATTAATTCTTGTGTTAGATGTATTTTGATATCCTCTTTCTTTTTTATTTATAAAGTGAGTTTCTTTACCTATCACTGCTAACATACCTACTTGAGCAACTGGGTCTGTAACGCCGTTCTCAACCATAGTATCAATTAATCTTTGTATACCTTTAGCTGACCTACCTGAGTAAGTATGAGTTATCTTACCATCTAATGTTGAAAACTCCTTACTCGAATATGTATATTTTTCTATATCCTCATCTTTTATATCTGCAGTTTTTAATTTATTATACATTAAATCTTTAGTTCCAGTAGAAAAAATCCCGTTTTCCTCTAATTCGTTGTCTCTCTTAAATTTATTTAACGCTCTTTCTGTTTCGGGTCCGAATAGCCCATCGACACCATACACCGGTAATTTATAACCTAATAAAGATAATCCAATCTGAAATGACTCAACATCTTGTTTAAATCTCATATTTTTACGGTCACTTCTTTCGATGTCTCCTTCAATATTGTTAATATTAACTAATAATTGATTACTATCAGCATCGACCAATTCCGCCTTTTCTGCTTGTTCATTTAAACCTTTGGACTCATTGATTTTTTCTTTAAGTTTTCTTACGAATTCTTTTTGAATCATCTTAACAAACTTAACATATGGTGAATCACCCCTATCTTTACTATACTTGTACTTACCTTCAGGTTTTCTCTTACCTCTTCCGAAGTAATTTAACGCAGATATATTTGTAATACATTTGTGTCCACCTGAGTTAGCTTGAATCATTTCCCATGCCGGTACACCTAATTTATCTAATATTGCCCACTCATCTTCAGTTAACTTAGTAGATGGTTTGTCCATGATTACTTTTAATTTCTCCATATAAGCATCTCCGTCACCCATAGAACGAACTTTATCACCATAAAAAGCCTCTAAATCTGCATTTGTAAACCCAACTGACTCCTCACCAAATTGTTTATTACCTTCAGATATCCATTTAATAGTCGATAAAGGAATTATCTTTTCTCTTAATTGACTCTCCCATTTACTTAATACTTCTTGGGCTATATCCCCTAAGTTAACACCTTTTAATTCTCTTTCACCTTTGAATGGATTACATGATGCTTGTACTAATCCCATTGGCCACGCAATTACTATAAAGTCCGCTTCAGGATTATTTTTGAATGGAGTATAACGGTCATAAGAACCAGGTTTAAACATTGAACCACCTCCGTATTGTACTATAATACCATCATCAACATAAACTTTATCACTATCTTTTTGTTTCTGAACGTAGTCTTTCTGATGTAACGCCATCTCTTCTGGTAACGCATAACCTTTTTCCGCCGCTAATCTATTAATATTTTGGAATATGTTTAAAAGTGAAGGTTGCGAAGACATAACTAAATCTTCCATAAATCCTGGTTTATTTTTATACGCTAACATAAGTTTGTTAGTCGCTAAACCTAACGCCATTTTATTTTTCTGTAATGACTTATCTTTTTGTAGTTTAAATACAAAATTCATAATATCTTGTGGTTCCAACCCATATTTAGCAAAATCGGCAGAATCAACTGTAGATATTAACCTGATATCATCAGATGTGAAGATATCTTTTGGTGACATTATTTGCGATAATGTTTCTACATTAGACCGTGATGACCTAAATGATGTTGAAGTATCACCTTCTACCCCAGTTTGACTATCATGGTGGTCAGTATGTACAACAAACATTGGTTTACCGTGAGCGAAGTCAACTAAAACCGGCATTGTGTCACCTTGTGCGTCTTGTTTTTTAACTGCAAACTCCTTATCCCCATATTGTATTATTTCAGAATCAACTACTTTAATTCCGTTATTCTCTAAATAATTTTTCATAGCTAAGGCAGTTGTTACACCATCTAAATCTTGATGAAAATATATTTTAGCTTTCTCATATCTTTTAGATAAGTCGTTGATATTTCTTAATCCCGATTCTTTAATTATTTTTTTCATGATATAAACATATTACTTTCTTTTTTTCTTCTATTCTTAAGACCATTATTCGAAGCCTTGTATTTTAGAATACTTTCAGTTGCTTTTTTATTTTGACCCGATTTGATGTACTGTATGAATCTTGACATCCTAACAGAGCCACATCCACTATTAAAAACTAAAGACACTAACGAATCAAATTGTCCTTGTGTCAACATATAAGTCTCTAAATCTAATTCTTTCCATTCCCCTAAAAATCTTCTAACACAGTCAGCCGCCTCCGACGCATCTTTATAAAGTAAGTCTAAGGACTGTTCTTTATTTATAACTAACCCTGGTTTTACGTCTTTACCTGTATGACCATAACCTATTGTCCATACGTCGCTAGTGTCTTTATATGCTTTTAAAACGGGTTCTTTTATTGAACCGTTAGGTTTTTCTGGGTCACCTTCTTCAAACTTAATAAAGTCCCAAAAAACTTGGCTAGCCTTCATAGTCGTCCCATCTTTCTTGTCTTCTACATTCTCAATTAGATACATTTTACGTATTTGAGATAATTCCGATTCTTTTATTATTAATCTTGACATAAAACTTTTATTAATAAATATCTACAATAACAAAAAACCCCTCACTTTGTAGGGGTTTCATGTATTAATGATATTGAACATGCAATTACATTATCAAACCATGTCCTTTGTAGTCCATTTAGGTTTTCTTTTTTAAATGTTTTAATATGGTTATCTATAGTTACAATAGTGATACTATTCTTGTTATTAATTCTAATCTCTCGAATGTTCATCTAACACTAATTTTAACTGTTTTTGTTCAGTCTGATACGTTTTAATACGTTCTCTAGCGACATCACAATAACCTTTACTAATGTCGATACCAATCCATGGTCTACCTAACATCTCAGCAGCTAAACACGTTGTACCACTTCCGTTAAATGGGTCCATAATCACATCTTCTTTATAAGATAGGATTTTAATTGCTCTATATGGTATATCTAATGAGAAAGTAGCCTTGGTTTTTTGTCTTGTATCCGCAAAATAATTCCACTGGCCAAATACTAAAGACATAAAATCTTTCTTATCTTTATCCTCATAGACTAATTTTTTTCTAAATTCCCCCTCTATTTTTTCATTAGGTACCATCTGAAACTCTCCTTTCCATTGGGGTGTTCCCTTTATATCTTTCTTATGTTTTTTCTTATACGCAAGTATTACACACTCCTTAGGGTTATATATGTATGGTGAAGATGGACTCATCCAACTTCCCCAAGCAGTTGTCTTTGAACGGTGAGGTGAGTCTTCCTCTAAATCAACAATACCAAAGAAACCAAATCCAATTTCCTTCATAATCATCCAAAACTCAGCAGAAAAATAAATTCTACCTCCTTTAGTTTGCCTATTTATTTCATAAGGAATATTTAAAGCCACGCGACCATCATCTTTAAGCACTCTATAGGTCTCTCTTAACCATTCTCTAGTAAATTTCCAATACTCGGATATTTCTTTATCGTCATCCCAACTATCATAGTCAATACCCACACCATAAGGTGGGCTAGTAACTACTAAATCTATTGATTTTTCATTCATTTCTGACATTAGTTTTCTTCCGTCACCTGAATATATTTTATTTTTTTCCATTTTTTAACAAGGTATTTCTTTTATAGTTAATAATTCATCTTTTAAGTTTTGTAAGGCCATTTGATACCCTAAATTTATAGATAATTGCATTAATAGAAAATCATTGGCACCATTATTTGCTTCAGTAAAAGATTCTAAATATTCTCTTGTTGGTGTAACCACAATTCCTCTATCGAGTTTAGTTAATTCTTGTTCGATGTAATCTAATGTTGTCTGATTCATAATTTAATTTTGGGTTTCTATTGTTTTAATTCTTCTATCTAAATACCATAAAGCTTTTTTCAAATCTTGAACAGGTGGGTTATCGTCTTTCTTACCACTTCTTATAATATATTTTAATACATTAAAAAGATACGCATCTTTATCTATTCCGGTTGCTTCAGCAATTTTAACGACTTCATACGGATTATCTTCACCCCCATAATGTTCAGGATGCGTTACTAGTTCTTTTTTATTCATCTACTTTTTATTTGACTTTAAGACATAATAACCCTTACCGTTCTCACTTTCAATAACAATATTATCATCAATTAATTTATCTAATAATACCTTAGTTTTTTCAATAGAGTCTTTTACTATGAAACTTGCAATATAGTTAATATGGATAGGTATTCTAAGTTTACCTTCGATTTTACTCATAATTGTTTTTGGTATATCATTCATAATTTTTTATATTTAATAATTAATTTTCCATTTATCGTAAGGTATCATACTGTGAGGATGTCTTTCGAAAAAAGTCTCATGTATGAAAGTATACTCATTTTCTTGCTTCTTATCAAGGTATGCTCCCCAAAATGATAGTGTCGAGTTAGATAAAATATGTCTATCACACATACTCATCATGTGAACCGCAATATAGGGGTCTTCATCAATATAAACAAATTTATGATTAGGGAAACCTAAAGTGTCTACGAAATTTTTGGCTAACTCTAAGTTATCTGAAAACACTAACACTTTATGGTCCTCCCCATACTCATTTAATATTTTACCAACCCACTCACCAGGTATTTTAGGTATATTAAAAAAGTTATCTTGTCTACCACCACCCATTCGTAAATGTAGTGAAATACTTTTATCAAATAATTCCCCATAATTATATTCAATATAATTGGTTATATTTTTATCTGGATTAAATAAATTTAAGATATAATCTCGTTGATGGTGCCAATATAATTTATTAAAAAAATAACCTTGAAATAGATATGGTGGTTTAACTTTTTGTTTTAAGTCATAATAAACACCTCCCTCACCCGTATCAATATCCCATCCAAGACTTTGGTCAAACCACCAATTAAAGGCATTAGGTCGACTATCGAACCAAGGAAGTTGAGGGTAAACATCTCCAAATGAGATATGTGGGTCTTTTAATAGGTGTCCACCCCATGGGTCAAAATGTATATTTCTACCATTTCGATTAAGGTGTACATTAAACTTAGAACTTTCTGATTGGTGTGTTGTCCAATAACCTATTAATGGGTCGTAACCCATTTCTTTAGCATAGACCATTAAGGTCGCTGCCTGGAACATCATATTACCTAAACCACCCGCTAATATAACCGATACAGTATTGTCGGTTACATTAACATCTTTAGGATTTTGTAGACTCATTAGTGACTATGGTTTATTTATTAATACCCATTTGTGACCAGAATCTAATTCAACACTTAATATAAATTCTTGGTCCCACATTTCAGGTTCAATTAATGATAAGAAATATTTTCCATCATTTCCATAATAAAGATAATAAATATGACCAATTATTGGCTCAAAAGAAAATTTAGATTCATAAACTATTTGATTTAATTTAACTTCATCAACTAAATTATTATACTCGTCAACCAATTCTTGATACTTCTTATTAAACTTAGTTTGTATTTTATTTACGCTACTTTGTTTATATGATGAAATATCTTCAATTTTAATAACGGGTGCCGAAACACTACTACCGTATGGTAAAATATTTGCGTGGTACTTTTGATTATTTTCGTCCCACACAATATGGTCTGGTTTCTTAATTTTAATATCCGTCAAAACTTTATGATTTTAACTCTTGAATTTTAATCGTTTGGAATATGTAATTCATAATTTTTCTCTTAGCGATAGATAATAATGAACCTTCTAATGGGAATTTATCCTCATACCTAACTCTAAATATTGGGAATGAACTTTCAATATTTAATAACATTTTATCTTGTTTAGAAGAATTAAAATGAGGTATTTTATTATAGTGTTGTTTAATTAATTTAACCATTTCATCTTTGTCAGTTACGTCAATAACATTTCCTTGGTATATTTGTTTTACGTCACATTTATTCTCATTCGTTGTTTTAGTTATCGTATTAATTCTATATTGATACACATGTAATTCTTCATCATAAACCAAATAAAAAAACCCTATACCTGGTTTAGGTTTGTCACTATTAAGACTATTAAAAACTATTTTTATAGTAACACTATCATATAGTAATGTCCATATAGATTTTCCAATCAAAAATAGGTCAGTTAATTTACTTTCAGAATACTTTATAATCTTTAATATCTCATCTTTAGTTTCTTCACCATAATTTAAATTATGGTATTTTAAGTCATCGATTAAAATTTCATCATCAATATCCTCAGGTTTTCGATTAAGCGTAATATATTTAGAGCGTTTTTTAATTGACCCAAGATTAGCTATATGTACCGATAACTCTTGAAAAGAAGGGTATAATTTAAAGTTATCAAAGTCTTTATCAACTTTGTTAATATAATCTAATAGAACATATTGTTTATGCTCTAAATCTATAGGTTCTTGTAAAATCCAATTTGTATCTAATCTCATATTCTCTTTAGTCTTTCTTTTTCCCAAGCATTGTAGTTGGGCCCAATCTTGTACCTAAAATAAGGCGAAGTATCGGCTCTGTAAAGACTAACGAGTCCAGCATCTTTCATTGAACTGAACATTGTTGATAGATATCCTGAAAATACTACTTGTTCAGGGTCTTTTTCTAAGACATTAAGTAAGAAGTCTCTCTTACTGGCTGGTTCACCTTCATTTGTTTGCTCAATTATATAATTTAAAAATTTAATATAAGAGTTGTCGGGATTTCTACTTTCAAATCGATAAGTTGACTGTGAGTTTATAGGGCTCCAAAATTTAAAACCTTCTTGATTACCTACACTTAACTCTTCATGTAATTCTTCAATAAAGAAATTAAATAAATCTCTAATAACTTTATAGTTGGTATGTATAGTATTTTTACTTAATAAATGGTCTATATCATGTGGGTCTGAATTTGAGTCAAGATACTCTACCATTTCATACGTAGGTCTTCTATCAATAATATTATGCTTTCGGGAGTTAAATATTATTTCATCACCGTTATCACTTGGCCTAATTGTAATCTCATCCACACCATATTTACCTAATGTTGTAAAGGAGTATCCATAATTACGATTTCCAATTATCTGAACTGGTTTATCGTAAAGTACGTATCTTCTTATTTTATTAAACTTAAAATTATTACTCCTTAAAAGATTGACTAACATAATTGATTGATTTTTACTTTTATCAATCTTATGATTTTCTTCAATATCTTTTTCAATCGACTTAAAAGCGGGATTTGTTTTCAAAAAACCTAAAAGATTATTATTAAAATTATCTTTAGCGTCAAAAAGAGCGTAGTTATCCTCCGCTACGTTATAATGAATAGCTATTTTATAATAATCATTATCTTTATTTATATTTTTATATATGAAGTAATATAAAGGACCTCTATCATTATATGCATTAAATGCGTTACCACCCACCTTTGCTGACGTACACCATTTGGTACCCTGACCATAATAACATGATGATTTTTGACTAAGTGGTTTAACTATTAAAACTTCAGAGTCCTCATATATCTTTGATGTATCCTCTTCTACTTTAGTTTTTTCTTCACTTTTTGTGTCACCGTAAACTTCAATAGTATCAATTAAGTCTTGGATGTTTTTATATTGGTTGATATCTTTATACTTTAGATTCTTTCCTACCTTATCGAACCTTTCAAGATTATCTACGGCTTGTTGTAATGGTATAATTGTATTACCAAAGTCATCAAAATTTCTTTTAAGTACCCAATTTACATATTTATAATTTGTTTTCTTATTGAATTCATGGTCTAAGAATTCCTCAACTGTTTTGCGTAACTCAGGGTTCTCATCAAAACGACTAAGAATATCTTCTCTTCTACCTTCTATTAAATTTAATAACTTCATTATTCTGTTCTAAAAACGTGATACCAAGTATCATTTATCATTACTTCGTTATCATCACCATCATAACTACTAAGAGAATTACCCACACCATCGCTATCAATTGCTGACTCAAATAATGCATCTGTATCGATATAGTCATCTATACTTAACATATGTTCTTCCATAGATTGAATTATATCATACATAGCGTCATCAACTCGACTATTAACCACATCCTCTATTTGTTCCACTGTTGGTTCACCTTCAGGGTCAGATTGGATATCAGTTATTTCACTATCTATTTCGTTGTATCTATCTTCAGCCAACTCTACCTCATCTTCATTATATACATCATCTTCATTTCGAGTTATCTCATCTAACTCTTCAGCCTCTTCTTTTAATTTGGCTATTTGAGACTCTTGTTCATCTGAAAGTGGTAAGTCATCTTCGTCAAAATATGACTCATAATTATTACTTACATCGTCATCAAACATATCATAAAAATATTCCCTAACTTGCTGTTCATCAATATGACTTTCAATAAACGATTTACTCCAACCCTCAGCTCCTGTGTCGTCCCATAAGTTTTGTTGATACTCTTTAGCCGCTTCATAAACTTCATCCCAAGTACCAACGGCAAATGTTATTCCTGTATCATCATTACCTACCCATTCAAATGTCGGTAAATTGTAATGACTATACTGTGACGGGATTAAATCATATATACCTTCACGTTCGTCTTCTTCTTCACCATCATCCTCAACAACTACGCCGTAGTTATCAACCATAACTTCAAATACCGCATTAGCATACAGACCTTCTTGGTCAGGTTCGCCCTCTAAATTCCATGAATCTTCTTCTTTTCTTTGGTCCGCAGCAATCCTTAACTGAGCAACTCTACGTCTTTCAGCCACTTTTCTTAATCTTTCTCTTTCTACTTTAGCCGCTTCTTTATCTTTAAAGATATTAATTTCTCTTTGGTAGTTAGTATTAATGTATTTATCAACGGCGCTTTGAATTTCGTCATACTCTGGCGTACCTAATATCCATCCAGAAGTAAAAGCTTTATCAGGAGCATCATAGAATGTTTTATCTCCGTCATATTTTTGTAATAAAGCTACTTTATAATATTTGTCATTACTTTTTGCCTTTTTATCTAAGATATAGAAAAGTTTACCCTCTACATTGTAGTTATCGAAATGTGAAGAACCATTCATAGAAGCGGTACACCATTTAGTACCTGCACCATAATAACAACTTGCCTTATGTGTTTGTGGAGTCACAACAGTGAAACGGTCATCCTCATAAACAATATTCGCGCCATCAACAGATTTAACTGTACGTCTAACTTTATTCTCATGATTATTAATCGCAGTTATTATTTCCTCTAAACTTTTAAATTGGTTGATATCTCTCGTCTCTAAAGCTTGTTGGTACTTAATAAATTTCTCAACCACTTTTTCGGCTTTACTCAAACTCTCTTCAAAGTTCTCATTAGGTATTACGTTACCTAAAAATATGAGGTATTTTTGATTAGGGGCTAATTGTCTAGAAAGACTAAAAACTTTCTTAAGTTGCTCATGAGAAAACTTATCTCTGAACATATTTAAAAAATCATCTTTTCTACTTTCGGATAAAACTTGACTAAGATTCATAATATTGTACTTTTAAGATAAATATAAATAAAAATAGATTATTACACAATTAACTGTTACTTATATTTATTAATATAAACTTTTTCAAAAAAATTATCAACTATGGGATGCGGATGTAAAAAAAACAAAAACACGGACACACAAAAACTAAAAACTAATACGGTTAAAAGTAATAACACACAAGCGGTTAAGGAGGCAATCAATAAAACGGTTGAGAAATATTACACTAAAAAATAATCACATAATTATTAGATATAATTACAAGGTGAGGTAAAACTCACCTTTTTTTATATTTATATGTAAACAACCTGCGATGAAAGAAAAAATTATTGAATTACTTAATGGTGGTCAATCAGAGCTCGAATCATTTATTACTCGTTATTTTAATGATGATAAGTATAATTTTTTAGAAGTGTTATCTAAACTTGGTCTATTAGATGAAGGAAGTAACGAAACTCTTTTAGAGTTATTTCCAATGTCATACTTAAAATACAAGTATCGTAATAACAAACTTAAGACCATAGATGAAATAGTTGGTCAATATAGTGACATTAAAAAAGTAGGCGATAAATATATTTTAATTCTCAATACTATGTCTGACCTTAGTATCTTTTTTAAAGATGATGATAATGGTCGAGATATGAGTTCATCTGAAATGGTTAAAAATATTTTAGGGGAAGATTGGTTTGAACCATTTAACGATGTTACTTCAAACCTATATACGGATGTTATTGAAGAGTTAACTGAAAAAAATAAATTCTTAGTCGCTAAATCATTATCTACTGATTTATCTGGTGAATTAATTTCACCCGAAACTGAGTTATTAGAGAATATTGCCAAGGACCAAGGTCATCCTGACTATGTCGATGTAAAAGACCCTCTTTTAGTTATGGATATCTTAGAAGAAGATGAGTCATCATCTAAAGTTTTATTAGATGAATCATCCGAAGTCGCAAGTAACCTATACAATTTACACCATAACTCCTATAATACCGCTTATGTTGATGAAAGATATAATGAAGTTATGTCTGAAATTAAACATTTATTAGAAATAGATAATTCAGGTGATTGGGTGAGTAAGGAAATTAAAAACAGCGAAGGAGTTAAAGTTATATATGATTACACTATAGACGTAACTAAGTTTATACCTTACCTATTTAGTTCAATTTTTAACGATGAATACCAAGACGATGATTATCGTAATGTATTTGAACACTGGGGTGACTTTGAAGACCTTACTAAAGAAATGATTAATGAGGATGTTATTGAAGGGTCATCTTTGGATAATAGGTATCATGATTATGCCGATTCCGATATGGTGAGAAAAAATCTTAATGATTTTATTGTTGATTACGTTTAAACGTATTCTCTAATTCAGTTAAACTAACCTCTTGAGTCTCCAAAATTGATTCTTGTTCTTTTATAGCTTCAAATAAAATTGATATCATTTCATCATATCTAACTCTATAACCATGTTCCTCATCACCATGTACTAGCTCAGGTAAAACTTCTTTTATTTCTTGAGCAATAACACCAATATCTTTTCTGCCACCTTCTTGTAATATTTCACCATTTATACCTTCTTTTCTCCATATAAATTCTACACCTCTTAAATTTAGAGCTTTATCTAATGGGGTATCAATCTTTTTAATATTAATCTTTAATCTTCTATCTGAAGAACTACCTATTGGTCCTGTTGGTCCTTGGTCACCTTGCGCACCTTGTGGTCCTTGTGAACCTTTTTTACCCTTTATTCCTTTTGCACCTGTTGAACCTTTAGCTCCAGCAGGCCCTTCCAGTCCTGGGATTCCTTTTAATCCTTTTGTACCTACTGGTCCTTGTGGACCTTTACGACCTTTAAAACCTTTATCCCCATCAGGTCCTAATGCTCCATCAAAACCAGCTGGCCCATTTAACCCTACTGGTCCTTGTGGTCCTCGTATTCCTTTTTTACCTTTTGTTCCTTGTGTTCCTTGTGTTCCTCTTACACCTGTAGGTCCTTGTGGTCCTCTTACTGTTGAAGTAATACCTTTATAACCTTTTAAACCTTTATCGGCTAGAGGTCCTTTAGGTCCTTGAATTCCTATCCCTCCTTGATTACCTCTCGAGCCAACATAACCTTTTTGACCTTTACGACCTTTATCCCCTTTAAATGCTGTGGGACCAGTGGGTCCTTGTGGACCAATTTGCCCTTTAATACCTGTAGGTCCTGATGGTGCTTGAGTACCAATTAATCCTTTATTTCCTTTGTCTGTACTAGTATTACCCGCTTGTCCTGTTGGTCCTACTGCACCATTAGTTGCTTTAAGTCCCTCAGCCCCTTGAGGTCCTCTACCAATTTGAATACCTTTAATACCTGTAGGTCCTGGGTCCAAACTATTTGGACCTGCTGGTCCTGCTGGTCCTGATGCGCCTTGAGATAAGATAGAACCTTTTGGACCTATAGGTCCTTGTGGTCCTTTTGGTCCTTTTACACCTTTTAGTCCTTTAACATTACCCACCGGTCCTTGCGGTCCTTTATCTCCCCCTGCACCTGTACTGGCTTTAGCCCCAACTACCCCTTGTGGTCCTCTACCAATTTGAACACCTTTAATACCTTGTGGTCCTCTATCACTACTATTGGGTCCTGTTGGCCCTGTTGGTCCTACTGCTCCAGTACCGGCTTTAGGTCCAACCACACCTTGTGGTCCTATACCAATTTGAATACCTTTAATACCTTGTGGACCTCTTTCAGTACTAGTATTACCTTTTGGACCTGTTGGTCCTGCTGCTCCGGTACTAGCTTTAGTTCCAACCACCCCTTGTGGTCCTTGAATACCTTGTGGTCCTTTTTCACCTTGTGGTCCTTTATCTGTACCATTATTACCTTGTGGTCCAGTTGGTCCTTTTGGTCCTTGGGTTGCTTTAAGTCCCTCAGCCCCTTGAGGTCCTCTACCAATTTGAATACCTTTAATACCTTTTGGACCTTTTGGTCCTTGGTCAGTACTTGTTGGGCCTTGGTCTCCTGATGTAGTGTTTGTAATCCCTTTTGGACCTTTTGGTCCTTGTGGTCCAGTTGGTCCTTTTGGTCCTATGTTAGGTCCTTGTGGGCCTTTTTGTCCTTTGTCTGTTGAAGTTGGACCTGTTGGTCCTCCCGACCCCGTCAATCCTTTCGGTCCTCCATCACCTATACCTCCTTGGGTTCCTTGTATTCCTCTTGGCCCCTTAGGTCCTTGTTCACCCTTATCTGTATTTGTTGGACCATTTGGTCCTTGTGGTCCCTTAAACCCTTTATCTGTTGTTGTTGACCCTACCGGTCCTTGTGGACCTTTTGGTCCTTTTATTGATAGTCCTTGTGGTCCTAAGGTACCTCTCAACCCCTTTGGTCCTACAGGTCCTTTAATACCTATTGGTCCCTTATCTGTTGAAGTTGGGCCTTTTAATGCAACCGGACCTGCAGGACCTATTGTACCTACTGCCCCTTTTGGGGATATGCCTTGTTCACCAGTTATACCTTTTAATCCTTTTGGTCCACCAATTCCTGTATCTCCTTGTTGTCCCTTATCCGTACTTGTAGGTCCTTGTGGTCCTTTATCTGCGGTGTCACCAATGAAACCTTTTTCATTTAAACCAATGGCCCCTTTTAAACCTTTTGGTCCTACAGACCCTTTAGGTCCTTGTATACCCTTAATACCTTTATCTGTCGATGTTTCCCCTATTAAACCTGTCGGCCCTTGCGGTCCTTTATCACCGACTGAGGCGGTAGATTGTGAACCTATTATCCCTTTAATCCCCTTTATACCAATTAAACCTTTTAATCCTTTAGTTCCTTTATCCGTACTTGTAGGTCCTTTTGGTCCTTGGTCTCCTCCTGAACCTAAACTACCTTTAGGTGAATCACCTATAACCCCTTTTAAACCTTTTAATCCTTTTGGTCCTACTGGTCCTTTTGGCCCGGTTGGTCCTTTTACTGATACGGGACCATCAGGTCCAATATCTCCTTGAGACGCGATTAAACCTTTTTCGCCCTGTATACCTATATTACCTTGTGTATTTTTAGGTCCTTTAATACCTGTAACACCCTTTAATCCTTTTAAACCTTTATCTCCTTTATCTGTAGATTGAGTACCTCTTGGTCCTGTCGGTCCTTGCGGTCCTTGAATACCTATAACCCCATCAGGTCCTATTTCTCCTTGTGGACCAGTTAAACCTTTTACCCCTTTTGAACCTATTGGTCCGGTATCTGTGTTTGGTCCGGTAGGTCCTTGTGGTCCTGTGTCACCGTCTGTAGCTCTAACACCTTTTCCTCCTTGTGGTCCTTGCGTACCAAGTACACCTCTAACACCTTTTAGTCCCTTAACTCCTTTAATCCCTTTCTCTCCCTTATCAGGTGATGTTGGTCCTTTTGGTCCTGTAGGTCCTTGGGGTGAGTCCCCTCCAATTTCGCCTTGTGGTCCTTGAGATGGTTTTAAACCCTTTAAACCTTTAATACCTTTTAAACCTATTGGTCCTTTTGTGCCTGTATCCGTAGATGTCGGACCTTTTGGACCTGTAGGTCCCTTTATACCTTGACTTCTATTTGATGGTTTATCACCTTTTAAACCTTTTGGTCCTACAGACCCTTTAGTCCCTTCACGACCTAAAAAACCTTTTTGACCTTTTTCAGAATCATTACCTGTTGGACCTTGTCCACCTGTTGGTCCTTGTGGTCCATCAACACCTTTTTCACCTTTTCGACCTTCTAATCCTTTGGCTCCGCTCTGTCCCTTAATCCCAGTATTACCTTTTGTACCTGTTGGTCCTTGTCCACCTTTTAATCCCTTATACCCTTTTAGGTTATGTGTATCACCAACCCAATCACCACTAGAATTAACAACCATAGTTGTCCCAACATATAATTCACTATTAACCACATTAACCTCACCCGGCAATAATAGAGGACTTGTACTATCAACTATTTTAAAGATATCTGTCGAAGATTTAAATATTAAATCTCCCGTAGTGTCTATCTCAATAGTATAGTCCACACCTGTACCACTAAAAATTATATGTGGATTAGTATTTAAAGTACTCCCAGTAGGGTATATTATTATATTAGCCATTAATCAATCTGTGTTCTTAACCAGTTTATTTGTTCTTCGATATCTTCAATAAATAGTTGGTGGGTCTTAATCGCTTCAATAATTAATGCGTTTAGTTTATAATATTTAATAGCTAAATAACCATCGTCCCTTTTATAAACTACCTCAGGAAATAATTCTCTAATTTCTTGAGCTACCATACCAATCGAATGTAATTGTTTTCTTTCTTTTAAGAAATCATAACCTGAATATTTTTCATTCCAATCATATTCAGTAACATTAATGTTAAGTAATGAATATAATGAATTAGAAATTGTTCTAATACCTGATTTCATTCTTTCATCTGAGAAACTGCAAGTTCCACATACTTTTAAACCACAACTACTTTTAGGTACACCACTGTGACTCCATGAATATAAATTCGTATTTGCGTGGTCTTGGTCCCATATAGTTATAGTTGTTGTTAAAGTACACTGAAGAGGAAGACCACTGGTATTACAGGTGGTACAGGCATTAGTATCATATAAAAAAGAAGAACTACTTAACGCCCCTGAAGTGTTCGAATAAAGTGTAACGGTAGTTCCAAGACCACAAGGAGTATTTCCAGTTCCAAGACAAGTATTACAGTTAACACCCTTTCCACTTGGTATGAGTATTGTATGTGCGTAACAAGTTGTTGCGGTAGGGCCTTTAGGTCCTTTTAAACCTTTTCTACCCTTTTTACCTGCACTACCTTGCTCTCCGCCTGGTCCTTGAATACCTTGACTACCAATTAAACCTTTTCGTCCTTTAGGTCCTTTTGTTCCTTGTGTTCCTTGCGGCCCATATTTACCTTTTGGTCCTTTTAGTCCTTGACCCCCGTCATTTCCTCGGGCACCTTTAAAACCTTTATCACCTGAGGGACCTATATTACCCGTCAACCCTTTATAACCTTTAACCGTTGAAGACGTTCCTTGAGAACCTAATTCACCTGTTGGTCCCCCAGACGAGCTTTGGTTACCTATTGGTCCTTTTGGTCCACCATTACCTTGTGGACCTTGACCCCCTCTTGGACCTTTAAGTCCTTTATAACCTTTATCTGTTGATGTTGGACCTGTTGGTCCTACAGATGAACTTTGAGACCCTGTTACTCCTCTTACACCAGCATTCCCATAAGGACCTTGTGGTCCTTTTAACCCTTTTGGTCCTTTTGATGTTGAATTTGGTCCTGTTGTACCTTTAGTTCCCTTATCTGTTGATGTTGGTCCTTTTGGTCCTGTAAAACCTTTATACCCGTCTGGTCCTTTTAATCCTTTAACTCCTTTATCAGCGGATGGACCTGTTGGTCCCTGAAGACCTGTTGGTCCTGTTGGACCTGTAGTAGTTCCTTGTGGTCCTTTAGGTCCTTTAGGTCCTTTAGGTCCTTTATATCCTTTATATCCTTTATCTGCGACTGAACCATTTGGTCCTTTTGGTCCTTTAAATCCTTTTACTGTTGAAGTAACTCCTTTTGTTCCTTGAGGACCTCGAACACCTTTTAATCCTTTAATACCTTTAAACCCTTTAAATGCGATTGGACCAGTATCTCCTTGAGGACCATTATCTCCCTGAGCGCCAGTAGTCGTTCCTTGTGGTCCTTTAGGACCTTTATACCCTTTTGGCCCTTTAATCCCTTTTAATCCTTTAAACGCGGCTGGGCCATTATCTCCTTGTGGACCATTATCTCCCTGAGCGCCAGTAGTCGTTCCTTGTGGTCCTTTAGGACCTTTAAGTCCTGTAACACCTTTTAATCCTTTTAATCCTTTAAACGCGGCTGGACCATTATCTCCTTGTGGACCTATTGGTCCTGATGATGGGGTTATAAGCCCTTTTGGTCCTTTTGGTCCAATATTCCCGTCTGTACCTTTTAGTCCTTTTAATCCTTTAAATGCGATTGGACCTGTTGGTCCCTGAAGACCTGTTGGTCCTGTTGGACCTGTAGTAGTTCCTTGTGGTCCTAAATCACCTAATATCCCTTTTCTACCTTTTAAACCTTTAGAACCTTTTAATCCATCCGTAGCCCTTAAACCTTTTGGTCCTTCTAATCCTTTATAACCTTTAGTTGTAGAATTATTACCTACGTCACCTTGTGGTCCCTTAAACCCTTTTACACCTTTAAAACCTTTATCTCCGTCAGTCGCACGAATACCTTTAACTCCTTTTGTACCTGTTGGTCCCGATAACGTACTAATTAATCCTTTATCACCTATTACTCCCTTCAGACCTTTAATCCCTTTTGGTCCTTCTAATCCTTTCTTACCTTTAAACCCTTTAAACCCTACAGCCCCTTTTAATCCTTTTAACCCTTTAGTACTATCGGGTCCGATAGGTCCTTGGTCACCTGAAGGAGCAATTAAACCTTTTGGTCCCTGTACACCTTTAATACCCTTATAACCTTTAAGACCTTTTTCACCTTTAAAACCTTTAAGTCCTTTATTACCTGTAGGTCCTTGGTCACCATCAGTACCTATCGGACCCTTTGGGCCTTGTGTAGCTATTAGACCTTTATCGCCTCCAGGTCCTTTTACGCCTTTGAGTCCCTTAAGACCTTTAAGTCCTTTATTACCCTTATTTCCTTGTGGACCTCGTTGACCCTTTTCTCCACGGTCACCAGGTAATGTTAACATCGCCTCATAGTTCTGTAAAACTTGTTCGGCGGTAAATGCTGTAGTATATTGAATTAACCTTCGTATTCTACCATTAAAGTTAGGGTTGTATGCCGATGATTCACCAATTCTAGTCCAATCAAAATCAGCGACTAATGAAGTAACTGCAGGTCCACAATTATCATTACCGTAACTTGGGGTTTCTCCTATATATCCACCATCAATATAGTGATAAGCACTACTACTATTAAAAACTATAGTATATTGGTACCATTGTGAGTTATTAAAAGTAAACCCGGGCGAATTAAAATAATTGCAGTTAGATGCTGTCTCACTATAAAAAGAACCCGTTCTCACTTCTACCATATTAGTATAATTGGTACCCCATAATAAAGTACTATTACTGATGTCTTTATATAATTCTATACATATCGTTGATGAACTACGACTCATAGTGGATTGAGAACTTAATTGTACGTAAGAGCCTTCAACACCGTCAAAATCCATGTAGTTAGTGTCATTAAAGTTAACTCCACCCACTAATGTTGCGTCATTGTTACTTGATGACAAGTCAAACCACGATGTTCCACTTCCGGAATAACTTAACGGGTCTGTAGCATCTAAATGTAAGTTCCTATTGGCAGTTATTAATGTAGCTGTTGGTGTAGAACCTTGCGGTCCCTTCAAACCATCAATACCTTTTGGCCCTATTGGTCCTTGTACTCCTTTTATACCTTTAATACCCTTGTCGGCCCCTTCCCCATCTGCTGAAATTGGTCCTTTTGGTCCTTGGTCGGCAACGCTTCCTTGTGGTCCTTGATTACCTAATAAACCTTTTTTACCTTTTAACCCCTTTAATCCTTTATCACCTTTATTACCAATATCTCCAGTGTCTGCGATAGGACCTTTTGGTCCTTGGCTACCTTGTGACGCAATTAAACCTTTAAGTCCCTTTACTCCGATAATCCCTTTACTACCTATCTGACCTTTAAGTCCTTTACTACCTTTATCTGTAGACGTTATACCTCTATTACCTACTGGTCCTTTGTCTCCTCCTGAACCTAAGGTACCTTTAGGTGAGTCACCAATTAAACCGTTACTCCCTCTAAACCCTTTAGGTCCAACAACTCCAATCTGTCCTTTTGGTCCTTTTAAATCACCTATAGGTCCGTCTACACCAACAGAACCCTTTGGACCTACATCACCTTTTAATCCGTCATCCGTATCAAGACCTTTAGACCCTTTAGGTCCTTTTAATCCTTTTAATCCTTTTATACCTTTAATACCTTTATCATCACTAGTAAGCCCTTTGAGTCCTTCATCTCCCAAGTCACCTTTTAACCCATCAGTCCCTTGACTAGCTTGTGGACCTAATAACCCTTTTGGTCCTTTAATACCTACAGTGCCTTTGAGTCCAACTTCTCCTTTATTAGTCCCTACAGGACCTTGGCTCCCTTTACTGGCAACAAGACCAGTAGGTCCATTGACTGAAATACCAATTAACCCCTTTAACCCTTTTAAACCTTTTAAACCTTTTAAACCTTTTGGTCCAACAGAACCCTTTTGTGAATCAGGGCCCGGTAGACCTGCATCTCCTGTTGATGCTCGTAACCCCTTTATACCTGTTGTCCCTTGTGTTCCTTGTGGACCTTTTTTACCCTTAGTACCCTTAAGACCCTTAAATCCTTTATCTCCAACAATACCTTTATCGTCACCGAAATTACCTTTTAACCCTTGTTCACCACGTATACCTTGTGTACCCTGACTACCCTGTACACCTTTATTACCTAATAACCCCTTTAAACCTTTATCTCCGTTAGTTCCAGGTAAATTTACAGGGTAACCTTTCCAATTACCTAAATTATCAATTAATTCGTTACCATTTCCCATTTGTACCGAATCGGAAGGCATGAACTTCATGTTGTCAAGCTCTAAGTTTGAACTTATTTTAAAGTCATTACCTAAATGAGTGTTAAAATTTAATTCACCGCCACTATAATCAATACTAATCTTAGTACTACTAGCACCTGAAAAATTTATAGTCCCCCCTGTTGGGTTTATTTTAATATCTTTACCCATTTAAAATTTCTGATTTTAATAAGTTAATTCTGAGTTTTATTTTATCTATACGTGTATTTTGTTCCTGTAAAGAACCAATACCAATAGACACTAGTTTGCCGTACTCAAGTTTTAGGTAACCACTTTCACTAGTAAATACTACTTCAGGTATTACTTCTCTAATATCTTGAGCAATAAATCCAATATCGTTACCTATTCCACCATCAAACTTAGTAACATCACCTTTCCATGTAAACTTAACCCCATTAATTAATTTTAATTTACTTAAATTACCTTTAAGTGTTTTAATATTATTTTTTAATCTCTTATCCGATGCCGGTCCTTGTGGACCTTGTGGACCTTGTAGACCTTGTGGGCCGATTAAACCAATTGGACCTGTTGGACCACCTAAACCTCCTCCACCATTTGAACCTTGTACACCTTGTGGTCCTGTTTTACCTATTGGTCCTATACTTCCAGCTGTACCTTGGGTACCTTTTGGCCCTATTGGTCCTCCCCCACCAGTTAGTCCTTGTGGACCTCGTGGACCTTTAGTGGTTGAATTAGTTCCTTGTGGTCCTTGTAGACCTCTGTCAGTACTTGTGGGTCCTGTTTGCCCTTTTAAACCTTTTAAACCTTTTTCCGTTCCTTGTGGTCCCTTATACCCTTTAACCGTTGAATTATTTCCGGTTGGTCCTTGATATCCTTGTTGACCACTACTACCTTGTGGTCCTTTAATTCCTTTAAGTCCTTTAAATCCTTTTACTGTTGAAGTTGGCCCTTTAGGTCCTGTAGGTCCAGTATCTCCGATACCACCTCCAGCAGATTGAGGTCCAATTAAACCTTGTGGTCCAACTGCTCCTTGTGGACCTAAAACACCTCTAAGACCTTTAAGTCCTTTATCTCCTACTCCCGCAATTAAACCTCTCACACCTTGTGTACCTATAGTTCCTCGTGTCCCCTTTTTACCTTTAATCCCTTTAAGTCCTTTAAGTCCTTTAGTTGAGTTAGTTGGACCTTGTGGTCCTTTTACTGTTGAAGTTGCACCTATTACCCCTTGTGGTCCTCGAAAACCTTTTAATCCTTTTGGTCCATCAACTCCTTGTGGTCCTTGTGGTCCTCTTTCACTACTAGTTGGACCTGTTGGCCCCATTAATGTTGAAGCTGACCCTTGTGAACCTATTACTCCTTGAGTACCTTGATTACCTTTTGGTCCTTTTACTCCTTTAAGACCCTTAATACCTTTAGTTGAGTTAGTTGGTCCTATAAAACCTTTTACTGTGGAAGCGACCCCTCTTGCACCTTGTGGACCTAATGACCCTTGATTACCTTTTGGTCCTTTTACTCCTTTAAGACCCTTAATACCTTTAGTTGAGTTAGTTGGTCCTATAAAACCTTTTACTGTTGAGGTATTACCAATACTTCCTTGTGGACCTAATGACCCTTGATTACCTTTTGGTCCTTTTACTCCTTTAAGACCCTTAATACCTTTGATAGTTCCAGTAATACCTTTTTGTCCTTTTACTGTTGAAGTAGTACCTTTTGGTCCTTGTTGTCCTCCTGTTCCTTGTGTCCCCTTTTTACCTTTAATCCCTTTAAGTCCTTTAAGTCCTTTAGTTGAGTTAGTTGGGCCTTGTGGTCCTTTAAGACCTTTTTGAGCTTGGTTACCCAATCCACCTTGTGGACCTTTTTGTCCTTTATCGGTAGATTGTGGCCCAATTAAACCTTGGTCACCAGTTAAACCTCTTACATTATTACTTAAACCTGTTGGTCCTTTGGCTGCTTGTACACCTATACCCCCTTGTGAACCTCTTTGACCTTTATCTAAAGATGTTCCTCCTTGCGGTCCTTTTATACCCTTTAACCCTTTTAAGTCACCTTGTGGGCCTCTTTGACCTTTAGATGAGGATATTCCAGTGTTACCTATCGACCCTTTTGGTCCTGTTTCACCTATTGGACCTTGTGCTCCCTTTAAACCTACAGGTCCCGCACCAGTATAAAACAGACCCTTTAATCCTTTTAAACCTTTAGGTCCCTTATCTGTTGATGTTGGACCTTGATTAGTCCCATCACCTTGTGGTCCCTGATTTCCTCGTATACCATTACTTGATTGAGGACCATTAGGTCCTTGTGGTCCTTTAAGACCTTTAATACCTTTAATACCTTGAGTACCTTTATTTCCGATGTCACTACTAGTTACTCCACGTCCACCTTTATTACCTACGATAGCTTGGTTACCTATATTACCTATAGAACCCTGAACATTTTTCGGCCCTTTTGGTCCAATAACTCCTTTATTACCTTTTGGTCCTTTAGGCCCAATTGGACCACTTAAACCTTTTAAACCTGTTGGTCCTTGTGGGGCAATAAGACCTTTTTGACCTTTTTGACCATCACCACCTTCAATCCCTTTAACTCCTTTTTTACCTTTAACTCCTTTAAGTCCTTTATCTCCAATGTCATCACCTTTAGGTCCGATAGGTCCTATTAGTCCTTGAGTAGCAATATTACCTTGTAGTCCTTGTATCCCTCTACCTGGTTTAGGTCCTTTTAAACCTTTAACCCCTTTTAATCCTTTATTACCTATAGGTCCCACATCTACTGATGTTGCTCCTTGAATTCCTTGACTACCTTGGGTCCCTTGAGTACTCGGATTCGGCTGATTACCTTGAAACCCTTTTGGTCCTTTTGTCCCTTCTACTCCTTTTAATCCTTTATTTCCTTTATTTCCTTCAACACCTTTAGTCCCTAAAGGTCCTTGTGGTCCTTTGTCTCCTGAAGTAGCGATTAACCCTTTTGGTCCGTCAACTCCTTTTACCCCTTTTACCCCTTTTACTCCCTTTATACCTATAATACCTTTTAAACCTTTTAAACCCGTAGGTCCTTTTGGCCCTTGTGGGCCTATTGGTCCTTTTGATGATGTTAGACCTATTGGTCCTTGTGGTCCATCTATACCTTTAGGTCCTTTTAGTCCTTGTGGTCCTTTCACTCCTTTAAGACCCTTATACCCAATAACCCCATCTTCAGAAACTGGCCCTTGTTGTCCAATTATTCCTTTTTGACCTTCTAACCCTTTAATACCTTTGACTCCTTTTGGTCCTTGTGGGCCTTTAAGTCCCTTACTACCTTTATCACCAACAATACCTTTATCAGAGTCATCACCTTGTATACCAATCAGACCTGTTTGTGCTATACCACCTATAACACCTTTTAAACCAACCTCACCTTTTAAACCTGTTGAACCTGTAGGTCCACGATTACCTTTATCTCCTGATGTTGGTCCTTGTAAACCTTTTAATCCTTTATCACCATCCTCACCAACTATGGATGTACCGATAGGTCCAAGTGTTCCTCGACCACCTTGTACACCTTTAGCTCCTTTTGAACCTTGTAAACCTACGGCACCTTGTAGACCTATAGGTCCACCACCACCAGTTATACCTTGCTCACCCTTATTGGCACTACCACCTGTGGGTCCAATATTACCTTTAAGACCTACGACACTTCCTTTCCACCCTCCAGTATCAGTAATAGTACTAACACCATTAAATGACATATCATTACTCAAACGAATCGAACCTTTTATATTTGTTCTATCCTCACCAATAACTACTAAATTACCACCGTGAGTTTGACCTGAAAATTCTAAAGTACCATCATTATTAACATTCAACGAAATAATGTCACCACTAGTGTTTTCAAAAATTATATAAGGTAGTGTCGTACCTGTCGGTTGTGGTACAATTTTAATGTCTTTAGCCATTCGTCTAATTAAAAAGATTTATCTTACTTTATAAATACTCACAAAAAAGTTTATTAACGGTTTTAAATACCTATTTGTATTTATCATTCAACTTTTTTTTCATATAATACAATTAATAAATATTTTAAAGTCGTACAATATGTCAAACTATATAATTGAAACTTATTCAAGAGGTGAAAATCTTGCAAATTTATTAGTAAATAAAGTAATTACTGAGATAGATAAGGAAACAAAAAACCATAAAACAAACATACAACTAATCAATAACGGTAACTTTATCGTGGTTAGAGGTAATACCACTCATAAAACACCTATAAATTTATCTAAATTATTTATTTCATATTATGAAAAATTATTTAGTAGAAAAATAAACTTAAATGTTATTGACCTAGTTGAGTATGGTCAAAATATTTCTGAGGAACCAATTTATTTTAAAAAAACATTTAATAAAAATAATTTTATCGAGTCAATAAAAAAACAAACCTACGAAGATACTTTGGATGGTAAGGACTATAGATTTACCGCGTGTACAAATCTAAATCTTATTTTAACTAAGAATGACTTTAATAAGGAAACGGTAGGTGATGTTTTAGAAAATTTTAAAGATTATGTTATTATCAAAAATAATAATCTTATTGAAACATTTCAATCATCTCAACATTATGGTAAAAATTTAAAAAGTAGTAAAATTTTTGAGTCGTACTTTAATTATATTGTTTATAATATTTTTGAAAGAGGATTGTGTAGTGATTTAACTGTTGAGTTCTTTAGTGAGTCCGAATTCGATTTAATTAGTTGGGAGAATTTAACTATTAAAGTAACATCGAATACTTTAATTACTAGCACCGAATGGTTAGAGTCGTTAATATTAGATTTATTTACATTTAACCCTAATGATATTATTAGTCGATGGGATTTAAATGAGTATAATTTCGAAGAAGAAATTATTAGTACTCACAACGTTTGGAAAATAAAAGATAAGGTTGGTGAAATGATACTATTTTAAGTATTGTTTCACTTTCACCATCGCCTCATTAATATCTTCGAAGTCATCATCAGGAACCATTAAAACAACATCTGATGTTTCATTTTTTTCGTTAACCGATAATAACATAAAGGCAGGTATAAATTCATTACCTGTCGCTTCAACAAATAAATCATACTCTTTTTTATATTTATCAATATCTCTACCAATAAATTTAATTTTTGATTTTTTTAAACTTTCTTTCATGTCATCACAATGTGAACATCCTTTCATTGTGTAAAGTATTACTTTTTTCATTTTAATATTATTACATCATTTATTAAATTAAGTTAACCATTTCCATAATTTGACTTTCTGGTACCATACCAACTTTAGTAGTAACACTTTTACCATCTTTAAATGCTATTAAAAAAGGTATTGACTTAACATTTAATGAAGCAGCCATTTCATTGTCCGACTCAATATTAAATTTATATATACTAACTTCATGATTTTCACTAACTAATTTATCACTAACTTTTTCAATAACTTTTCCTAACACCCTACATGGTCCACACCAATCCGCGTACATATCAACAATAAATTTTTCACCACTGTTAATTTTTTCTTTTAATTCTTTAGAATCTAATACTCTCATTTTATATTGTTTTAAATTTTTTATAACTTTGTAAGAAAAATATCATACTATCAGACGAACTTTCTTCACATATAGTATAGAACTTATAAGTATTCTCATCTTTTCGTTTAATAAAATATAAATAACTTAATGTGTCATTAAATTTAATAAGTCCCTCATTTAAAGATACATTAAACCCATCAAATTTCTTATGTGACCACACTAAACTATTATTCTCCAATAACCTTTTTAATGATTCTTCACTGTAGAAGTCAGTTTCAATAACTGTTGATAAAGTGTGAGCTCCTTTACCTATTAAGGTGTTAACATGGGTTAACACTTCTTTAGGTAAAAGATACTCTTCTTTATTTTTTAAGTGATTTTTTTCCATTACTCAGTATCTCTTTCTAATGGTTCAGTCAGAATCATTTCTTTAACCTCATCACTTACTTTTACGTTACTATACATATTGTGTAAGGTCTTATGTAACTCTTCCGCATGAATAATAGATTCATTAATAATATCAATTATTCGATAAGGGTCCGCATTTGATGCGGGTCTTCTATCTTCAACATATCCTTTCCATTCTTTTTCAGTTGATATTGGGACTCTAATAGACGCCCCTCGGTCAGATACTCCCCAACTAAACTTATGTATTGATTGTGTTTCATGTTCACCTGTTAATCTCATATCATTAGATGAACCATAACACTTAATATGTTCCATATGTCTTGATTCAAATATTTTAAAGATTGAATCAAAGTAAGTTTTTCCACCTTCTTCTCTCATTTTTGTATTTGAGAAGTTACAGTGTAGTCCCGAACCATTCCAATCGCCAGTAACCGGTTTAGGGTGATACTCAATATTAAATCCATAGTCCTCAGACATTTGATTTAATATGTACCTTGAAACCCATAAGTCATCACCTGACTTTAATTTACCTTTTCCGAGTACTTGATATTCCCATTGACCTAACATTACCTCAGCATTTGTACCCGTAATTTCGATACCTGCCATAATACAGTTTTCCATATGTTGTTCAACAAAAAGTCTACCGTTAACCTGACTATTACCAACACCACAATAGTATTTACCTTGTGGTTCAGGGAAACCATCTTTAGGGAAACCAATCGGTTTTCCTTCTTTCATAATTGTATATTCTTGTTCAAATCCAAACCATAAATCAGTTTCATCATCACCACCTAGTAAAGCTCTAGTGTTTGAATCGTGTGGTAAACCATCAGTATTAAGTACCTCACAAAAGACAAGATAAGAATCCAACATACCTTTATTAAGTGGGTTAGGGTATAACCTAACAGGATTTAAAGTACAGTCTGAAAAGTTACCTTCCGCTTGTTTAGTCGATGAACCGTCAAAACCCCATTGAGGACAATCATTTAATGATACTCCATGTAATTTCTTACCTTTTACTTCATGTAATTTAGCGTCAACTACTTTTACCTTGCTTCTTAAGTTTGGTTCGGGACTATACCCGTCCAACCATATATATTCTAACTTTATTTTCATATTATTCTGTTTCTGTTAATTCATCGATTGGTTCGCCGTCACTGATAACTAATTCGTGACATAATTTAAGTAGCGATTGTTGGTTATCATACAAGCTCTCATAGAATTCTTCAGATGTCTCATCATACTTCTCATCATCCCAATCCATATCATCAAGTGGGTTTTCAATATCGTTATCTTCTTCCTCCCATATACAAGGAATACCATCCCTATCTTTTTTGATTACAATCGCACCAATTGGTTCGTATGTCTCGTCCTCGTAAGTTACTTCGACCTCAACATCCTCATCTAATACAAAACATAAATTATAAAGATGAATAAAGAATTCTTTAGGTGGGTACCATGCGGATTCGATAGAGAACTCACCATCACCTGACACATCATACAGTCTTACCCATTTAGAACCTAAGTTATCTGATGACCAACTATTCATTACTCCACCATTTTCACCTAACTCAACATTCTCATAGAACGCCTTTGAAAATGCCGGAATTGACTCATTTCCATCTTCAACATATACATCTATCTTATCGACTAATGAGTCGACAAGTTTAATTACCTCATCGTTTCCTTTAATGGAAACCATACTTTTTAAAATATTTGCCATATCTTTATTTTTATTCGTCTTCTATTAATTCAGGCCACTCGGTGTCCTCTAATACTTTATCATTTACCAAATCAAAATCATCTACCACCTCTTCATGAACTTCATCTTGTAGGCCATCATTGCCACTTTTCCATCTCTTAACTTGGTCCTCTGTTAATTCTTCTGTGTCTTCCCAACGAACTGTCGTGATAATCACTTTTCTTCTTAGTTTTGCCATATCTTATTTATTAATATTCGTTTTCTCCGTAAGCTAATGGTTGGAAACCACCTGTCTTTGTCCACTCCTCATTTGGTACACCTACTTGAATAGATGTGTCCTCACCTTTATTACGTGAATCAAAGAACTCATTTTCAACATAAGCTTCTTCCATACCCAACACATATAAGTCATCCTCACCATAAACTTCTTTATTATGTTCATTACCTAAAAAATCATATTCATTCCACACTTCGTTTTGTAGATAGTTTACCAATTCTTGTTCTGAATCACCTTTATATGGTGGTTCACATTTTCTTAATGCTTCTACATTAACCTCAATCGGGTTACTTGCAGATGAGATTGTCCAACTCTCTATTTTACGGACGTAAATTTTTTCTGACATATTTTTATTTATTAATTTAGATTTAATTTAACTCACTAAATTATAAGCATAAAAAAAGAGGTAGTCAACCTACCTCTTATACTTTATTTACGTTAAAACGGTAAATCAATATTTGTTATCTCATCCATTTCATTATCATTATCCCAAATAAGTATAACACCATCATACAAAGACTTTCGTTTTAAGATATAACCACTTCGATACACCTTGGTTAGTTCTGGCGTCTGTAATATTTTACTACGATATAGTGAACTAACTTTACCGTCTAAAATCTCTAAAGGAGTTTCCCACATATCCGATAATTGACTATTTTTACTACCCATTGATTGGACCCGTTTTACTGTATCACCAATAAATCGATACTCTAATGTTGCCCTTATTTTACTTTCCTTATCCCCAACCCTTAGTGATATAATAATATTGTTTGGAAATTCGATATACGTTCTAACACAATTTTTTTGAGTTTGAGACTCTTCATTATATTCTTCACTAGTGAATAATACATTGGGGTAATATTCAATCCCCACTAAATCGGTTATAGCTTCACTAACGTTATTTTTAAAATCCTTCCCATAAAATCTAGTTATTTCACCCTTTTTATATGATTGTAATAGTTCCGACAAATCATAATGCTCGTCAGTAAACTCTTCAGGTGTCTTAAACTTAATTTTAAACGGATGTTTATATTTATTTTCTAACTCAGTAATCATTTTAAGATGGTCAATAATTATATGTAATTTAACACCCATATTTGTTATGGTCACAATCCTCCGTTTATCCTGATTACTTATGTTAAAATTAACATTATCAGTTGGTATTTTAAATTCATTTGAAAAGTACATATCACTTTTGGTAAAAACCCCGTCATTTAAGTTATTAAAATAATTTACACCTAATAAATTATATAACTGTACTAAAGTAATAAAATCTAAATTATGTCCTTCATTTAATATTTTTCGGATTTTTTTACCCCCTAAATTATTTACAGACATAAATAATGACACAACATTAATATGTTTTTTTAATAATTTTTTAGTTATAGATAAATTAGAATATTCTCTATGGTTGTTAGGATACTTAAACCCATTCGCCTCTAAATATAATTGGTGGAATTTATGTTCTAATTCTTTTCCGTTGATTTTTAATTTAATACCACTTTTATCAATTATGACATTTAAAAACATACTTAGTATGTCATTAGAGAAGTCTCCGTAGTCCAATTTTAATGAATTATTATTTTTAATTCCATCCATTAACGATGCGTCTCTAAGGTTTCTTCTAATTTCTAAATTCAAAGAACTAAAGGGATGGTTATGGAAATCATTAACCCTAATCCTCTTACCTAAAATCATCTTATTTTTTTTACGAATATTACCCGTATAAAAATTCTTACTTTTTAAATTATAAGTTATGAATGTTAAACTTTTTCTAACCCTAAAGAATCTTGAACCTACCCTTCGGTTTCTAAATGTCGTATATAGTTTACATGAAATCTTATCACCATATTCTTCAACAACAATAATGGTTTTTTCCGCGTCGAGACCAACTCCTATATTAGCGTAGTTTTTTGTGAAATTTTCTTCATTAATATTAGTTTGACCAATTTCTTCCCAATACCCATATTTGTGGTACAATAGATGTTTTTGATATAAACCATCTTTAATGGAGGTAAGAGCATTATTAGTATTTTTATATTCAACAAGGGTAAACTTATCTAATACTTTTTTATAATGCGTAGTCTTTTCATCCATAGACGTAAAGGTAGTTGAAATAAAATAATAAAAAAAGAGAATTTAGATTATTCCACCATAGTAATTAGTGTTAGACATTTGGGTCCTATGACCATAAGTTTTTAAGTTATTACTTAGTAAAATATCCCAATCACCATCTTCATAGTCTTTACTACCTAAATAAAGTGAACTAACACAGAAAGGTATTAAATCATTTTGGATTATATGTATACCAAATGTGTTCTCCACGTCCCACACCCCACTCTTACTGTAAGACCTATACAAATCTTTTTCTTTAGAATTAAAATTAACCCAGTCACTCCCTTCTTTATGAATCATAGGTGTTATAATACCTTGACACTCGGTAAGTAATAATTGTATAGATTTAATATTCCTAAAGATATGATTAGATTCCATCATAATAACATAGTCTGTTTTATTATATGAATTTATAAGGAAGTTTTTTCTTGATGTTATTTTTCCATCGTTATGCTTAGTAATTTTAAAATCTTTAAATAATTTGGAATATTTTTTACTAAACATATTAACTTTGTAAGTATGTCTAGTATCACTATAAGTAATATGAAGTATAGTGTTTTTCTTAGGATAATTTAAAAACCTAATATGGTCAAAAGTCTGATTGATATCCGGTACTTTCTCATCTAAGAATAAACCAATGGTAATATCATATGTTGTTTTTATAATATTAATATTAGATTTATCTTCATCTACTTTTAACGAATTAAAATTCAATGGTTTTTTGAATAATTTTTTATAATAATTATTCAACTCATTTTTAACTATCGGACCTCCATTAGCGTGTAATATTAATGGGAACTGTTTGGTTACCTTATTAAAGGTTTTACCACTAATAAATGTTAAATCATCTAAAGATTCGTTCATTGTTTGAAACAAAAATTGATTATAATCTAAAATCATATTTTTATCTCCTTTTAAGTCTTCGAAGTATCTTTCAGTATAATATAATTGGTCATCATACTCATTACTCACCTCAACCTCATTAATTAACTTTGAGATGTGGTCACCATATCCAATAAACCCACCTGAGTTTAAAAACTTATATTCTGTTGGTGAGTTTGGGTATTTTTCTTTTAATGTGTCATCAGGCCAACATGTTTTTTCAGCGGAGAATACCATTGGTGAATTCATTTCTCTAAATCTCCTAACAATTTCTTTTGGGTCCCCATTAAAAATCACATCATATGAGTCAGTAAAAAGTATAATGTGATTACCTAAGTCAGGATAATCTTGTAATTCTTTTTTAAGTAAGTTAATTTTTTGTGAGCCACCTGGATTTAGTAATACTCCATTCTTAGCCTCACCACCTGTCCATTCTTGACCTAAACCTAAAATCTTATAAGGTATATTATGGTAATGACATGATTCTCTAAACCTTTCTAACTCTTCATTATTTTCTGTAGCAACAGTAATAACCATAAATCTATCAATACCATCACTATAATTGTTATCCCTAAAATACACAGACTATCTAATTAATTGTTTATATAATAGAAAGTAAATCATATGAAAAATAAATAAAGTCTACACCACCTATTCTTAGTTTAAACAAATAAGACCAAACGGTGTTTTTTGAAAAATGTCTATAGATATATCCGATTTATTTACATCATTAACTTTATTTATTTCTAAAATAATATTAATCATTTGTTTTTGAGTTAGTTGTAACTCATCACTTTCCTTTGAATTTTCAATAATTTTATTATAGACCGCATTAAAAAAATCAGTACCTGAGGCCTTCCCAATTAAATTATTTAATTCTTGAGGGTTTTCTTTAAAGAATGTTTTAAACTTTGAAAAATATATGTCGATATCAACGTTAGTCATTTTAAATTTTTTTTAATTTAAGGAAACCGAATCATTTTTGATTCGTCTTTTAGTTTAGTATCAGTCTTTTCTATAAAATTAAATAAAATTGTTAACTATTTCAATAGATTATTTAAAAACTTTGATGTTTTGTTTTTCAATCATTTCTTGTAACTCTTCCGGTATAACAATATTTGGGTTAGAACCCGATAATGTTATTACCGCTAAATTTTTCATCTTATAGTCATTACCAACTTTTTCCGCCATCTCCTTTGGTAGGGATTTTAAATCTTTATTATTCGGTAATGATAAGAACATAAGGTCCTTAAGATTAGAAATTTCTTTTGGTAACTCAGATAAAATTCCGTCAAGGTGTAATGCGTACATTTTATCAAATCTACCAATACTTGGTGGTATCTTTATAACTAAATTAGTGTCCGCTTTGTCACCATATCTATTTCCACTAGTTTTAATAAAGTCTAATCTACCTAAATTATTAGGTAGGTCATCGAAAAACTTATCAAAACCATATAAAGCAATAAATTTAGATGCGGCATCTCTAGGGTATTCAACTGAAATTTCTGTTCCATCCGCATTAGATAGTCCCTTCATAAATTCAGGTTTAAAAAATTCTCTTAAACCTTCTTCTTCACCCAATAAAAACTCAACTAAATTAATTTGTCTATCACTAACATCCATAAATTGATTACTAGGAAAATGGAATTGGTATCTATGTTTTGGTAAACCAGAGACTTCACCAACTTCGGTATCAGTCTTATCAACTAAAACATATAATGGACCTTGTTTGATATACGTATTAAAATAAGATAATCCAGGTGCTGATGTACACCAACGAGTTTCCTTGTTTTGTCCACCATAAAAACATGCCGCTTCTTTACCTAAGTCACCTTGGTCCTCAAGCATGTAGACATCATATTTACTACCGTTATACACTTTTTTAGCTCCTGGATGGACATCCATCTCTTTTCTCTCGGATTTAGTTGTTGTAGCCTTTTCTAAGCTAAAATCTTTAACTGTATTAAATAATGTATCTATGGTTAAATTATTAATATCTCTTAATTCAGTATCTATTTGATTTTTAAATCTATCAAATTTTTGGAGGTCTTCAGTTGTTTTATATAAATCTTCAAAGAATAAATCAAATTTCTCTTTTAATTCTTTTTTAAATTGTGGTGTACCATATTGAGCATCAACCTTAGGTTCAATCTGTAAAAATTGTTTAAGTACCCAATTCACATATTTACCCGCTTTTTTAATATTATCACCGTCTCTACGAGTTGTTGGGTCAGCTAATACAATTTTATTTAATTGCTCAATTGACATTTTGGCTGGTTTAACCTTCTCTCCCTTTTTCTTGGGTTGGGTATACGTCTTCTTCAGAATCTCATATCGACCCTGTTCTACTATCATTTTTTTGATTATGTGATTAAACTTCATATTACTATTCGTTTTCATATAAATATATGAGAAATTAAAAATATTCTATTTTTGTATATCGTTATATACTATAATAGTTATAAATTTAATGTTAATTGAGTTTTATCCCCTAAATCTTCACCTTTTAAAGTCTTTTTATCTAACTCGGTAAATCCAGGTATTACATAATTCATTATCAATAACTCGGTACCCTTGTTTTGTTTTTTACCTTTAGACGCTGAAGACGCTTTAGCAAAATCTTTATCTACCCATACAAATTCATCTTTAGGAAACCAAGTCTCTAAAATTTCAAAATCATAGTAAGATAGTGAAAATTTCCCTTTAATATCTTTTAATGATTCCGCTAACCTTTCGTGGTCATCCCTATCAAAATCATGATTAGAGTAATAGTTCTCAGTTTTCCAATAAGGTGGGTCTAAATAGATGTATGTTTTTGGTGAGTCATATTTTTTAATGATATCTTCAAAGTCCATATTCTCAACATGAGTAACTGCTAAAAACTTTTTAACCCATTTCTCATTTTTAAGTTTATCTCTAAAAGTTAGAAACTTTGATTTGTATTTACCTTTTAAGTCAATGTAACCTGATGTTTCAGGCTTACTACCACTAAAAACTTGTGTAAGAATATATGCGTACTTCGCAGCGACTTTATAATTTGGTTTATTGTGAATAATAAATGTATCGGCAAAAATTTCTTTCTGATATTCATTAAACCGTTCTTTATATTCTGGAGGGGTGGGAAACTCATCCCTTTGTTGGCAAGGTATTGCCTCAATTTCTTTAAGTAACTCCTCAGGGTTTTGTATACAGAGAAATAAATTATGGTTAAGTGGGTTAAAGTCGTTGTAAACAACTTTCTTAAGATTTGGATACAAATCCAAGTCCATATTATAAAAACACCAGAACATACCCCCAAACGTCTCGACATACACCTCCATATCCTTTGGATAGTATTCGACTATCCATTTTCCAATTCTACTTTTACCTCCAATATATGATAACATAATTTTCTTTTTAACAAATATAGTAAAAAAAATAAGAAAGGCAAATATTAAACGTAAAAAAAATCTCACCGAAGTGAGATTTTAAGTCTATTTTTTAAAGAACTTCACTAATTGTGACTCTAACTTTTCTAATCGTGATTTTAATTTGAGAACCCTATTTTTAAATAAATTCCAATTTACAGTTGCGAACACACCAAAAGCAAACCCCGCATAAATTTTAAAACCAAATAACCATAATAATAAACCCGCAATTAATCCCACAATACCTTCAATACCGTTTAATACTATCCATGATTTGATAGTACCATATACTTTTTTAATAAAATGTAAAACTTTTTCCATGATAATTTTTTTATTATAAATATACTAATAATATCAATTCTTACTTATTTTATGATTTACATTGGTATTTATTTAAACTAAATTAAAGTATCTAAAATAATATTATGTCAAAAGAATATCAAGTTAACTCAACCGAAATAAGTGAAAAAAAAGACTGTAAGTCATGTACTAATGGACTTAATATGGGTCAAAAATTTATAGTAGGGTTTTCTATCTATATGTTAGGTACAAGTATATATGGTACTATTGAACTAGTTAAATTATTAGTGAATTTATTTTAAAAATTTTTCTAACTTAGATTTATCCTCTTCAGTTACTTCTTTATTAATTACACCCACTTTAATATAAAAGTCTCCAATACCATTTTGAGTAACAAATCCTTTAGATTTTAACCTTAATGGTTTTTCAGTACTTAAGTTTGATGGTAAATTTATTTGTAATTCACCTTCAGGGTGTGGAACAACAAAAGTTTTATTAGTTATCATTTCTACAGGAGATAAAAATAATTGATAAACTAAATCTTTACCCACTTTCTCATACTTACTCTTGATTAAGTTAATTTGGACTAATAAATCACCTTGTATACCATTAATAAAGTCCCCCTTACCATTAACACGTAAGAAATCACCGTTATCCACACCTTTAGGTATATTAACCTTGATATTTTTAAATTTATCGATGGCTCCCTCTCCCTGACAGTTTACACATGGGTTAATAACTATTTGTCCGGTACCTCGACAAGTTGGACATTGTGATTCAACAACTTGAGTAAAAAATCCTGTACCCATTTTTTGTCTATGTACTCCTCTTCCTGCGCATGATGTACACCCTTTCTTATCCCCACCAGTTCCTGTACACATTTCACATGAAACTTTAGATTTATAGGTAAGTTCTTTGTCAAGACCCTTAAAAGATTCTTCAGGGGATAAAGTAACCTTCATTACCTTATCTTTAATTTTAGGTCTTCTCTGCCCCCTATGATTATTAGCCATATGGTTAAACATATCAAAAGGATTTCCACCAAATGGGTTTGGATTATCATACTGTTTTCGTTTCTCCTCATTACCTAATGTATCGTACGCTTCAGCGATGGATTTAAATTTATCTTCCCCTTGAGGGTTTACATCTGGGTGATATTGTTTACTTAGTTTTCTGTACGCTTTTTTAATCTCGTCTTGAGATGCGTCCTTTTTAATGTTTAAAATTTGATAGTAGTCATTCATGAAGAATTATATAATTGTATTGTTTAAGAATAAGAAAAAGAAAAAGATAATCAAAGGTTATCAGTCAGAGAAACGCGCAATTAATAAATTTAACTCATTAATTAAAAAAAACGATAACCCTTTTGAGGTACAATATGAGAATGCTGAAAAATCTATTTATGAAATATCATTATTAAGTAACCAAGAATCCTATCAGTTACCTCTATTCCAAGAAGATGAATTAGGTCGAAACGAAAAAGTATTTATTTCTTCAGAAACTGACTACGTAATAAAACGAGTAGAACCTTATAGTATTGAAGAGAAAATTTTTGATTGGTCAACAAATGACCGTATTAATTTTGATGACCTGGTGAGTAAATATTGTGTTAAAAAAGAAATGAAAAGTATATCAACACTCCATAATAAATTAATTATACAGAATAATGATAAATTTTATGTTTTTAGTTTAAAGAATATTGCTGACTCACATAGATTGCTTGAGACTATGGAGAGTAACTTTAGAGAAAATGGTAGAAATGATGCTATATTTGTTAAAGATATTTCAACAACACATAGAAAATGGATGTATAATTTATTAGTAAAAAATGGATTTAATAAACAAAAATTATATCGTCAAACAACTACTTTTTCAAAACGAAAGTAAATTTAACTCCAGATATTTCAATTAGAAATTCTTCACTACTTTTATAAATGTCTGCAAAGTTCCCAATAATATCATTATACTCTTTTTGATTTAACTCGATTATTATCTTAACATCACCCTTAGATAGTATTGACGAATCAATATCATTAGATATTTTTGCTAAAATAGTTAGTTCATCCCTAAAACTTTCTTTATCCTCTCCCATAATGTGTAGGTTTTTTCTGTAAATATAGTATTTGACACACTTTTCTTTTCAAAAGATTTAATATCTCTAATAAAAGAATTTTTAAGTGTTTCAACTTGTCTTTCCGACTTCTTCTTGTCCAGTCTCAGTAGATTTAACTCCTTCTCCAACTCCTGATTGGTCACTTTCTTTTCCATTTGAATTTATAATACTAGTTAGTTCATCAACATCGAATTTAAGATTTTTTAAATCTTCTAAAGTTTCTTTCTCGAATATCCCTTTTAACTCATGAACTTTATTTCTGAATAATTTGTCCTTTTCTTCTCTCTCTAAATTAGATTTAACTATGTTATCAATCACTCCCTCAATTTGATTGACTGAGCCCTCATTAATTGGACATACAAATGATAAGGATATCTTATCACCCTCAGTACCGTTTTTTACCACTTCAATTCCCTTACCCATATTACGGGGAAGAACCCATTTATTTGAAAATAATAAGTCGTAACTAACGTGAGTATTTAATACTCTAACCATTTTTAAATAATTCTGAACTTTACTTAAAAAATTATAATATGTATTCATATGTTTGCGATTATTAATGTTATTAAATAAGAAAGAGAAAGTCCGTAATAAATTAAAGCACCTATACCAATCTCAAACTTTTTGGGTGGATTGGATAATAGGGCTTTAATAAAGTTTACACTAACTCTTATGATTGATAATGATGTAAATACCGCAATAAATGTCGCGAAATATGTCATTATTATTTCCATCATCTTATTACTTATTTTTTTCTTCCAAGATTTCTATTCTTAAACCTTGCAGTAAAGACTTTAACTGTTGAGCTCCTTTTCTTGCTCTTACTCCAGCAGATTTGTTACCAGCGTAAAACTTTGTTGTGTCAACAGAAAGTTCTTCTACTAATACTTTGATTGTTTCTAATGTTTTCATTTTTTCAAATTCTTATTATAGTTTATGTTTTTAAAAAACTTAATTTTATATTGCTCATAGTAAATAGAAAAGGGAAAAATTATAATTTGATTGAACGTTCAAGTGACTTATAAAGGTCTGTAAACATCTCAATATCTGGTTTGGTAATAACTCTCTTTCTATTGAATAACTCTCGTAAGAAACTCTCTAATGAACCCCTAACTAACTCATCTCTCTGTTCATAATATACTTCCATATAGAATGACTCAAAATAGTCATAATCGTCATCGCTAAATTTAAAAATAATGTTTTCTTTTTTAAAATCAGTGACAACTTTATTAATACACCATTTAAAGTGTTCAGTTTTATCATCATCACCAACACCTATCTTAGTTACGTTATTATCACCATGACTGAAACCTAAATAAGTACTACTCACTAAGTAATATAATGAGAAACTAAAATCCTCAAATAAATCACAATATTCGGGTTGAATATTATTTGCTCTATTCCACGTATCTATATCTTCCTTATCCATAGGTGTAGATAACCATTTAAAAAATTGGTCCATTCTATATCTCTTCATAATGAAAATATAGAATGGACCAAAAAAATATAAACGCTTTATTGTTTGTTATTGAGTTTTATAATTGTGTGAAAATAATTTTTTCATCTTATCAATATCCTCATTTACTCTTACTTTGTCCTTAATAGTGTTAACTGATTCTGAGACTTCAATACCCGCCATCGAATCAGCGTGTCTTTTCTTTCCTGAATAGTCAGTCACTGGTTGAGGTGCTTTATTGTAGGATTGTTTTTTAAGTTTAGCTAAAATGTTTTTATCCATTCTGTCTTTAACTTTCTCACCGGTATCGGTCTTAACAGCATTAGCCCATTCCGGGTTATTACCTGTTTCTGAAGAACCTAAAATATTCATGTCTAACCATTCCTCATCTGGTTTAATTTGGTCGTAGTCTAAGTTTTCCATACCACCTGAACGTGCAATTTGGTCAATATACTCTTCAACACCGTCAGATGCAGTATACATCATCTTATCGTCTTTTCTATCACCATTACCTGTTGGGAATTTCTCAGGGTTAGCAACATACTCCCCTTCATCTGCGTCTTTCAGATACGCTTTCATTTTTTTAGTTACCAACTTGATGTAGTCCTCATTATCTTTTTTAGATGTCTTCATCGCATTATTTTGTCCTAAAACACCTGAGATTTTTTGCTCTTTCACAATTCTCTCAATTAATTCAATCATCTCATCTTCGCTAAGTTTTAATGTATGTTTTTTCTTAGTATTTTCATTCCAACCTAAAGGTGCACTGAATCCTCCTGATGAACCTGATGTAGTTTGTTCTTTAGATTCTTTCTTTTTCTTTGATTTAGCAGCGCTTTTCATAGATTCTTTTTTATTACCATCACCATCTAAATCTAAGAAATCAGGTTTAACTTCTTCTTCCATAGTACCACATTCACATATTTCTTTACCGCATTCTCCACAGGTTTCTTCACTTACATCTTTCGTACCAATAACTCTATCGTCTTCAGTCCCTATTTCCGGTGCTTTACCCATATCCTCATTAGATTCTTCTTTTTTAACCACTCTGTCGTTTTTACGATTTTTGGCTACCTCATAATACTCTTCCATTTCATCAATCTCACCTGAAACGGTTTCAGTTATAGTTTTAACTTTTTTATTGACTTCCTCATGTAGAACTCTCTCTACTAAGTTTTCAATCATATTTTCAATATCTTTCATGTCTGTATTTTTATTATAAATATATAGTAAGTATCAATTATTTATTTAACTTTTCTATTATAACACCCTTAATAAAGGAACTGTCTAACTTATATTTTCGTGATACTTGTTTTATGGCTTCTTTTACAATATTATTTTCAAAGAATTCCAAAGCGTTTATATCCCCTTGATTACAGTAAGGGAACTTTTTACATTTGTCTTTAATTTTAACGTATTTACTACCTGGTCCACCTAATTTTGGAAAGTTCTTATCTGTTACCGACCTTAATTTTGAGTATACATTTTTTGGGGTATCAAGTTTTAATGGGTCTCTTTTTGGTGCTCCGAATGGTACATCGTATGCTCCGGCAGATGAAGAAGTTGTGGCTTCTTTAGATTCAATCTTTTCTAACTTATTATAGTAGTTTAAGTCCTCATATATATGGTCCATAGCAATTTCAAATGCTACCATCATTTCAGTAGTATGTTCAAATTCAGTATTAACACCTTTTTCCATAGCGTTAATAATTTCATCAATCTCTACTTCATGATGTTTTGCTAAGTCATCTAAAGTCATGTTATTAGCTAAACCACCTTTAATCTTATCCTCTTTTATTTTTCTTTTCTTAATCTTACCAAATAAAGGACCAACATATGCACCAGCAGATGATGCTCCTGTAGCCTCTTTAGTTTCTTCCTTTGAAACTTCTACTTCATCGTCTAAATCTTTAGCTATTTTGGTTAATATCTTAGTTAATGTTTTAGAACTTAATCCTTCAGTTTTACCTACTTGAGGTGACCATCCTTTTTCTCCGTCTTCTTGAACTTCTTTCTTAAGATTATTACTACTGGTCGTGAACTTACTAACACTATCACTATCACCATGTTTAGTAAAATTATTAGCCATCGCAGAATTCATTTCCTTACCGATGGCTTTTTTTATTTGATTCGATATATTTTCCATTATTTAACGTTTTTTAAAGTTGGTTCCCAAAAACTTCTTCTTGTCCACATAATTTTATAAAATTCCTTCATGACCTTAGCTACGATTTCACTAACATCTTTAGTAATTTTTCCCCTACGTATTTCATCTTGTATCTTATCTACAATTTTTTTCTCAAATTGATTTATAGTGGTAGAACCAAGAAAGTCTTTTATCTCTTTCCTAATCATCACTTCAATGTCGTTTTTGTCTGCGTGTGTTAATGCCATATTAATAAATATTAAAAAATCTTATAACCAACACTTATACCTATTCCCCATGTTGGTTGGAATGTGCCGTTTATATTATATAACCCATATGAGGGACCAATTAACATCCCAAAACCTCGTCTTTTTTTAATCGGTGGTGGTGGTGGGATTATATTTGGCTTTACATCCATAAACTCCACACCATTAACAAATGGTATTTGTAATATGTTTGGTGGAATTATTTGTCCGTACTTATCTGTTGGTTGAACGATTACTCTCGTTAACCCATCACTCATTTCGATTTGAGATAATGTTAAAGAAAAATTTAATTTGTGTTTTAATTGTGAGGATTTATCTAATCCAAACTTATCAACTAACTCAATCCTTAATGAATCGTTATATGGGGTTAGTTTAAACCAACTTTCGGTTTCAATACTATAAATCTGATTCGTATCTCTTATACCTAAAGATAAGTTACCTAAACTATCTTTTTTAATATTAGTCATTACATCATTAGTTGTTAACTCAGAACTAATTTCAGTAATATAAATATTTTTTACTTCAGATTTATCATCTAACTTATTAGCTAATACTTTTATATTGATTCTAGCGCTTTCTAACTGGTTATCCATTACCGATAACTCATCTTCTTTAACTCTTAATAATGACTTAATATAAAGGTTATCTCCCTCAACAAATTCTACTGAGTCTTTTAAAGTTTGAATATTGTTAAAGAATCTATTTTTTTCGTTACCATACTCAACTTCTTTAACTTTTATTTCATATTTTAAGTTTTTAACCTTATCACATTGTTTAAATAATAAAACCACCATTAACGCAAAAATAACACCTAAGAAAAATTTAGGATTATTTTTAATAAAGCCGATAACTCCATTAATACTACTTAAAATAGTTCCAAATACCATTACCCATCAATATTTTTAGTTTTCTTTCTTTGTGATAAAACTTTAGCCCATCTCGCTTTAAACTTATCGTAAAAAGATGTTAATTTATTTACTAATTCAACTAAACCATCGTCTAACTTAATCATATCACCATTAATATAAACTCCATTATTTTCACCTATCGAGAAGTAAAATTCAACATCATAGTCAATAACTTTACCTGACCAATCAACATTATTAGGATATAGATTTAATGTTCCAAAATCTGATAAATCTGAAACTTCATTAACAAACTCATCCATAGTTTCTTGAAAAGATGTCTTCTCATCTGTAGTTAACTCTAACTCTTGTTTTGTTTTACCATGTAAAGTAATTAGACCACCAGAAACTCTATATGGTTTTTGTTTGTCTTCATCCGGCGTAGTTTCAATTTCTATTTCTTGCTCAGAATCAACATCAATATTTGTTGGTCCATCTTCCTCTTCCTGTTCCTTGATTATACCACTCTTTCTTAATACGTCTCTTGACTCACTAAGATTATTCTTACCTAACATCGTTCTAGATGCCTCTAATAGGGTTTTTAATTCATCATATGTGTTCATTTTCTACTATTTTTATAAATTCTTCAAAATTAAAAGATGGGTTTAAATCGGTTCTGTCTTTATTGTAATTACTATATGACGCAATTCCATGAAACTTTTCAATTTTATCCACTTTAACATTATGACCAATAAAGGTCGTAGGTATACTAAAGTCAACACATAGTTTATTAATCAATTTGGATAAACTCTCTATCTGTTTTTCAGTGTATGGTTGCCAAAAAAAGTAACCTCTCCACTTCCTCTCATATATTCTATCTTTATAAATATTACCAATCCAGTTAATATATCCCCCGACTAGTGGGTTTTTACGTAACCAACCCAAATTTTCTAATGAAATTACTATTGTAGATTTATTATATGTTTTAATATCCATATAATTACTATATGTTTCTGGGGGTATAATTTGGTGTATAACACCCTCTCTTGAAATCACATAATGAGGTAACTTATCATATTTACCACCCATTCGATATCTAAGACCGTTGATATAGTCTTTTTGGTGACGACCTGTATTAGTTAACAGTATCTGTTTTTTTCTTTTATAATTACCTATAGGTTTAAGCCCTATCTGTTTCTGTATTTCTACCTCCATCTCTCCTTCTATATGTTAGAACACGTTTATTTTGTTGTGGAGTGACTTTATTATGTTCTTTATTCTCTGATTGTTTTTCTACGTCACTTTCTAAATCAATCACTTCTGATAGTTTATCAATATTTTTTAATAAATCATCAGTTGGTGTAACTATTTTTTGTTTTTTAGAGGATTCCTCACCTATTTTATCCAATTGAGTCTGTAGTTTATTTAATAACTCATCCGAAACTTCTAAGGGTTTAGGTTCCTTACTAACTAACTTTTTTTCGATTTTACCCGCCTCTTTAGATATGTCAAGTGATGTTCTTGTAATATCCTTTTCTTTCTCTTCATCCTTATTTTTTATTTGGTTGAAGGCAAAGTTAGCGGCAATAACTAAAGAAATCGCTAACGGGTCAAATACGAATATAATAACTAATAGTAATATATTAATTATCTTATTCATCGGTTTATCTGTTAATTCACTTAAATATTTTAATGGACCTAACTCACTTGATATTTCAGCAGTGCTTTCAGTATTTAAAATCTTAATATCAATACTATTAATCGAGTCTGTCGCGGTTTCTAACTTTACCGACAGTTTTTCTCTTTGTGATACCGCACTATTTAATTCTTTTTGTAACGCCTTTCGAGTACTTGATGAGGTAGTCGTTATTATTTCACCTGACTCTCTATCTTTATATTGTATAACATTGTTAGATAGACCATTTCTAAGAGATGAAATACTATTATCTAACACTTCTTTTTCGGTGATTAAATAATCTCTATTTTCAGTAAACCTATTTTTTCTAAGTTCCATTACCTCAACTTTTTTATCGACTATACCTGATTTCGTGGCCGTCTCCTGATATGCTGCGGATAAGAACCCGTATATTCCCGCGGATGTAATAAGAACTAAAATTATTGTAGCTAAAGTTAAGTATACCCTTAATAATCTATTAATCTTATTCCAATATTGATATAGTAACGAAGCAATAACTAACTTAGCTACCTCTAATGATGAAGCCATTACTATGACCTCGTATGTTGCACCAGCAAATAGTTTACTAAGTCCTGAGACCGAATAAAAAGCCGCAGAGATACTCACAGATAACGCTGATAGTGCGACTATGGTCGGGAAAATATGTTTTTTAATTTCTTTTAAAATACCCATAAAGTTATTTTTGTTAACTATAAATAGTTAAATATCCTATAAATAGTCAAATAAAGTAGAGCTTTCGTTACGTAATTTACGTAATGCCTTTTCTTTTATTTGTCTTACCCTTTCTTTGGTTAAACTAAAATCTCCTCCAATATCTTCAAGAGTTCTTGGTGTTCCTGTCAAACCGTAATATTCTTCAACTATATTCCTTTCACGGTCATCAAGAACTGACATTATACCCAACAACCTGTTTTTAAGCTCATCTGCACTATTAAACCCTTCATCGGGTTGTACGGAGTCCTTATTCTCAATTAAATCGATTAGAGTGTCTCCCTCGTCATTAATATAGTTGTCAACCGAAGTTGTTTTTGGTAAACTAGTAAATTTTGAATCCAACTCTGTATTAGTTTTCTGAGCCAATTTCTTAGCTTTATGTAAGTCCTGCACAACATTAACTGGTAATCGAATAGTTCTTGAGTTTTCGTTGAGGGATTGTAGTATTGATTGTTTAACCCACCAAACGGCGTAAGAGATAAATCTAAGTTTTTTAGTCCAATCGAAGTTTTTTATTGCTTTCATCAACCCTAAGTTTCCTTCAGCAATTAAATCAGCCATATCTAACCCTTGATTTTGATATTGTTTTGCTACTGTAATAACAAATCTAAGATTACCCTCTAAAAGTTCTTTATGTATTTTTTTTGTTTGTTCCTCGGTACAATCATCAGAACACATAATGTTAGATAATTCTCTTTCCCTGTCAGGAGTCATAACGTCAATCTTTCTAAGGTCCTTTAGATACATCTGAATATCATCTTGATTTAATGTATACATACTGTTGTTTTGTTTAATTTCTCGCATATTCGTCTAATATTTGTTTTTCATATTTAGTTAATTTCTCTACACCGTTTTCTTTAACTTTTTCAAGTAATTGGTTTAACGTTGGTCTTACAAAGGTACTGCTTTTTTTTAATTTAAGTTGTTTTATTAAAGAATCTTCATCTTCATCCTCAAAATAAATGGGATTTAGACCATCTTTATCTAAATTTTTCATAGTGTGAACTAAAAAATAGTCCATAATTTTCAACATCTCATCATCATCTTGTTTATTAAACAATTTTTCATAGATTTTATTTTCTGACTCTAAATCAAATAAATTTAACTTTAAAGAATCATCAATATGTACAGCCATATTATCAGGATGCTCTAATAAATACCACTGGTCAACAATTAATCCGATAGTACTGTCAATAAACTCTCTTAAGTCGTTAAACGGTTGTGTTGACTCAAAATTACACACCACATTAGTATCGGTGTAGTTATATTTAAGGTATTTTGATGAACTTATTGGAGTTAATTGTAATGGGATATCTTTTAGTATTGTTGACCCCTCCTCGAACTCGGCGAAAATAAACAACAAATAAGATTTAGACTTTTCTTTCATATTAGACTTTTTTTTAATTCTATTTATATTTATAAGAAAAAACAAATTATTATGAAAAAACTTGTCGTTTCTGAAACTGAGCTTACAAAGATAATACAAAAAGCCGTAGAAAAAAAACTTATTGAACAAGATTTTAGTGTCGAACCTAAAATAAATAAGACTCCACGAGAGGCTGAACTAGAAAATGTGTTTGGTAAATATAGTGGTGAAGTACCTGCGGATATCGTAAGGTACATGAGAAAAAACCCGAAAATTGTTATTAATAGACTATTAGATATCTATGGTCCTAAAATGTTGGAGTATATGACCGATATTGTTATTGATGATGAAACTGAATCAATTAATGAGGATTCGGCGGATGAAAATAATGATGGAATAATAAGTCCTAATGAACTATACACACACTTTGATTTAGATAGTGATGGTATAGTAACTATGGAAGATTATGCCGCTCATGTTGATTTTCATTGTGAAAACCCTGAATTACTTCAACCATATAGAGAGACTGAAGACTACATAAGTAAGATGGATGATGAACGTCAACCATTTGTTGATTTTTTTATGTCAGACAATTTAGTGAGTGAACAGATTGAAGATGAAGATGAAGATGAAGATGAAGAGTTTATTAAATACCCTGTAGATGATTTTGACTTCAATATGGACTATTCAGACATTAATGACATTTACGACCATAAAGGACCATTAAGAAGGTTTAGAGGGTCTATCTATGTTGATGATATGGTTCCTGAGACGGATGATAAGGAATATGATAGAGCAGTCGCTAAAAAAATGTTAGAGTTTTACAGAGGCCAAATTAAAAATCAAGAAACCTATGTTGGTGGTGTTGGATTTAAACAAAGAAGTTTGTTAGACCCATACGACAACATGGACTTCTAAACCTATATAAATATAAATTAAAAACCCACCAATCGGTGGGTTTTTTTATGGGTTAAACCATTTCAAAAGTTAAGTTTTTAAAAGAATCCTTTAACTCTCCGTAAGCTGGGTCAGCCCATGTTTTAGAACCGATAGCTTTCCAGTGATTATGGTCAGCCATTTTAGGGAAAGTTGAGTGTATATCACCAACAGTCAAAGTCTCAACGATAGCTTTATCCATTATATAGAATTTACCACCTTTCATAGCCAATACTATTTGGTAGTTACCGTATTGATTTTTAACTTCAAGTGTGTGTAGTGAATTCTTTTTCCATTGAGTAGCAATCTGTGAAAGTTTACCTTTATTCTCTGAAATTGTTAAAAACCCAGCAACACACTTAATAATCGCTCTGTATTCATATTCAGTTTCAGAATCAAAACCGTTATCACTTACCATGAATTTACACATTTTACCATTAACTGATTGCTCTACTGAAAATCCTTTACCCATTACGTTGTCATACTCTTTAATATACATATCTTTCCTTTTTTATATTGTTAAACCCTTATTGTTCTACAAATATACAGCATTATTTGACTTATCCAAAATATTTAAGATAGTATTTTACTATAAGGTACAAATTTATTGACAACTAATAACGTAATGTATTTGTCTACGAAACCCATTATATTGCTCATCTGGATTACCGTAAAGGATTCCGTCAACCAACGCTAATGCGTGTCCCTTGACTATGATAAAATAATTACCTTTAGGGTATTGTTCCATAAAGGATTTAACTGTGTATCCGGTTTCTTTTTTATATTTAGGATTAATGAGTTTTTTTCTATCACCATACGCTCTTGAAGGGTGATACCCCATTAACTTGAATTTTCTACCATTTTTCTGACGATTAATAATATTAGACATATACCTACAAGTATACGTACCATAACCATTAACCCGATTAAGTTTATCTTTTACAAATTTGTGTGCCTTATCATAAGGTAAATCTAAAGACATCATCATAGCTCTAACAACACAATCATTTTTTTCTTTTTTAGCTATAGTACTCTGTTCTTCAGCAATGACATTTGAATCTTTAAAAAACTCATCTTTAATTTTTTTACGAGTAACAGTCTCACCCCATCGAGTCTCGATAGTTGTGGTTTCAATTATGTCATATTTTTTTGTCATTATTCCCTCGTTTGTTTTACAAAGATAAGAAAAAAAAATTAAGTCACAAAACTATAAAGTATTTTTTATTGTTAAAATATAATCCTCAATAGTGTTTTTTGGTACCCACCCTAATAATTGTTGAGTATCATTCTTAACGATGTCAGCGGTTTGTCTCTCACCCCTTCTCTTGTCAACCATAGTCCACTCACCAAATAAATTAGCTACCTCAATAATAGTTTTAGGTTGACCTGACCTAAGGTACCACTCATGATTTAAATTCTGATATGTGGTAAGAATTGTTCCTTCAACTATATCTTTAATATGTGTGAAGTCGCGTTCTTGAGTTCCGGGTGAAACTACAGTTAATTCTTCACCATTTCGATATTGTCTCTCAAAAATACCAATAACTGTGGCGTAATCACCATATTCAATTTGTCCATAACCATAAACATTATAGAAGTAAACTATCTCATAATTTAGACCATACCAAATACCATAGTTTTTAATTAATTCCACCATTTTAGCCTTAACCCAAGCATATGGTGACAAATTTTCATCTTTACCTTCATTACCAAACTTTGATGACGAAGCGGAGTAGATTATCTTACTACCCCATTGTTTACATTTTTCAATTAATTTAGATGTTGAATATAGGTTAGTCTCAATCAGGTAATCAATATCGTCAAATGATTTAACTATTCTCGAATATTCCCCAAAATGGTAGACTATCTCAGGTATTACACGGACACCCCCATCAAGGTATTCAGTAACTGATATGTCTAAATAGGTTATATTTGGGGAGTCAATATGGTTATCTTTTTTACCGGTAAAGTAATTATCTACAGATATTATATTTGAGTTGGGATATTTCTTAACTAAACTTTTTATTAAATTAGAACCAATAAACCCCGCTCCTCCAGTAACTAATATATCCATACTACACTCTTTTTGAGTACCCTACCACTTGGTAGAAATCTTTTTTATCATCACAGTAATCTAACACTAACTGTAATAAAGCTTGAAACATAAAGGCCCCTGTACTTTGTTTTTCACATCTAATAAATAGTTCAATAAGTGTGGTTAATGTGTCTATTTGATAATATCCATGACCATTAAGTTCATCGTAGATATCATCTAACTCCTCACTCATAGTTAACACATAATTATTTCTCTCATCAACAGTACTAAACGGTTCGGATTGTTTATATTTTTCTAACATATTATAAACAAACCCCCTAACTAAACCTTTATTATACTCACACTTAACAAGTAAGTCGACAATCCAATGAGTATGACTTGGCGTTCTTAACCTTTTTCCAGGTTCCCTATATTTCACAATGAAATCTAAATCAGGGTTTTCACCTCTAAATCCTTGGTATGTTGCAATATGAGTACCATCTTTCATTTTATAATATTTGAGTGGTGGGTAATACTCGTCTGTCCCTCTTTTTTTGTACGTTAATTCTTTTATCATTTTTTTATTTTAAGTTTAAAAATTACCTGGAGCCACTTGAAAGCAAGTTAATCCATTATCTCTCCACATCTTCACTACTTTGTCTCTATCGTCAAACACACAGTGTACGTCATCGGTATTCGTAAATAATTGGTCTAACCACCTTTTTTTTAATTCATCGTCAGGCATAAACTTAAACTCGTTAGATGTTGGTCTCAATTTTAACACATCAAAAGGTACGTTATGTAATTTTAACCAATCGCGAGTCGCCTCTTTAGTTCCTTTACTTCTTCCAGATAAAATTACGATTTTATGACCACAATCTTTTAAGGTTTGAGCCATATTAATAACAATATCATTAGGTTGGTCCATGGTAATGTTATCAGGATTAAAAAAAATATCCCAATCAATTTTACCATTACCTTTAGTGGATACCTTTCTCCTATCATCAATAAGAGCTAATGTTCCATCTAAATCAAATATTACTGTTTTCTTTTCCATTTCTTATAAATTATCTCTAACTGAGTTCTCCATAATCATCTGAGAAGTTGGAGCGATTCCAAAACTAACCCAATTATCTTTATTGTTGAATTGAACCCTACAACGATTCATTGTTAACTCACTATCAAACTCTTGTTGTTCTCCCGTGATTGGACATAACACTGGAAACCATTTTGTTTGCCACCCATTGTTCATGAATGTAACCCAAGCCATTTCTTTATTTAAATCTAACATAACTTTTATTTTTATTTATACCACAAAACTACAATAAAAAAATGAACCTCACAAATTTTCGTCATAAAAAATAACCTCCACACCACTCTCCTTAAACATTTGTTTACTTCTAAGGGCATGTTCGTCCCAATGTTGCCGATTTCGTGTAGTATCTTTACCCTTACAATAGATACGTGTAACTCCTGACGATATGATTCCACGTGCACAATCACTACAAGGTATGCCACAGGTCAAGTACATCGTAGTGTCTCTTAAACTAACTCCTATACGTGCCGCGTTATATATCGCATTTCTTTCCGCATGCTCAAACCAATAATACTTTTCAGGTCTAACTTGACGTTCATCTACATCATCATCGATTCCACGGGGAAATGAGTTATACCCTGTTGAAACAATTTCATTGTCTTTACCAACTATAACCGCACCTATATGTGTTCGTTGGTCCTTACTCTTTTCTTTTACCTGTTCAGCAATATTTAAAAAATACCTATCCCATTCCATCTTAACCTATAATTTTTGTTAACCACTCTTTAAGGTCAACATATATTAAATTACCGAATTTTTCATTATACTTAGATATGTTTAATGCATATTTTCTATCATGACCTAACCTATCTTTAACATATTCAAATTTAACATCTTTTCCTACTATCTCTGAGACAATTTTGATTAATTGATTATTAGTGATACGATAACCACTACCAATATTAAAAACTTGATTAACTTCGTCCGATAACATTATATTAATTATTGATTGAGCATTATCGTCAGCATGTATCCATTCCCTTATCTGTTCACCATCACCGTATACCGGAATAGGTTCATCATTTTTAATCATCTTGATTATTTTAGGTACCATCTTTTCAGAATGTTGATTCTCACCAAAATTATTACAAGTTCTAGTAATGATATAAGGTAAACCAAATGTTCTACCCGCAGATTGAACTATTAAATCTGAAGAAGCCTTAGTTGCGGAATAATAAGATGACCCAACTAATGAAAAATCTTCATCTGCAGTTACATCCAAACCGTAATCTTTCATGTCTCCATATACCTCATCTGTAGATATATGTATAAACTTTTTTAACCCCTTAATTTTTAAAGCTAACTCAACCATATTAAAGGTCCCCTCAACATTTGTCCTCACAAATGGTCTACCGTCTTCAATGGAATTATCCACATGGGATTCAGCAGCAAAATGAATAATATAGTCGCAATCGGGTAATTCGGTTAAACTACATATATCCTCTTTAATGAACTTAACTTGAGTATTAAGATTATTAGGGTTTGCCGCGTATGTTAATTTATCTATGACAGTAATCTCACAATCAATTACACTTTCTTTTAATTTATTAACGAAATGAGACCCGATGAACCCCATTCCACCTGTAACTATTATTTTTATCATTGTTCTACTTTTGAAATATTATTTTCTTTATTTATTTTTACTACAGTATCCGCCCATTGACTCACTAAAGGATTATGAGTTATTACGAATATTTTTTCAAAGTATTCTTTAATTTTTTGGAAAAATTGAGATACCATCTCTAAATTTTCATTAGAAATTTTACCAAATACTTCATCAAATACTACTATGTTTGGTTTAGGTAATGAACAAACTTTACTTAATACTGCCCTTAAGGCTAATGAAGCTATTGACCTCTCATATCCTGAACCGGAACTCATTAATTTTTCAATACCAGTATTATTATCAACCATCCAAAATTCTACCTCATCTTTTTCTGATACCCTTACCTCTAATTTAAACTCTGCTGAGTCAACTAAAAGTCTTTGTAATTCAGAGTTAATAACTGGCATCATACTTCTCATAATCATCTTAGTAATACCCTTTTTACCAAATAGTTCTAAGTATATTTTATATAGTCTTAATTTTTTTTCTTCAGTTTTAATTCTAACAATAAATTCATTATTCTCAATAATTTTAGAGTCCCTATTTTTAATGTTATTTTTAGAGTTACTAATTTTAGTATTTACACCATCTCTTTCCACAGTTAAAACATCTAACCTCATATCTGCTTTAAGAATAGTTTCATCTATTTTTTTATTATCTTCTAATTTAATCTGCACTTCTTTAAATCGACTAAGTTTATCTTGTAACCCATTCTTTTTCAACTCTAGAGTCTCTAATTGAATTTCAAATTTTTCTTTAATTAACTTATTTCTTTCATATTGGTCAAAGTCTTTTTTAAGTTCGACAAATGATTTTTCTTTTCCTGTTAACAAATCAACAGTCCCCAACATCTCATCAACATCACTTATTAAAGTTTTTAATTCCTTTTTCTTATTTTCGGTATATGTGGATTGTGCTAACACTATCCCACAATACTGACATTCCAAACCTCCCTCAAAAGTTTTTAATTCTTCTGTAATATCATCTCTCTTAGACGACATAGTACCCATTTTAATTTTTTCTTCAGATAGTAACTCTTTTACGTCATCATGCTCATCTTCGTGGTAATATTTTGATGGTTCAATAACATTAATATTTGTGAGTTCTTTAAGGGTTGTCCCTATTCGTGAACCATATTCCTTAATTTCATTCTCCATTAATTCAGGATTAATTCTTAGTAGTTCATTATCTAACCCTGTATGTTTTTTCTTAATCAACTCATCTCGATATCCGTGACCTTTCTCAATTCTACCATTAACATTATTAAGTTCATCAACATATGTTTGAATATTTATATTTTCTTGAGCTATATCCATTTTAGCAATATCAATCTCCTCTTTTAAAGATTCAACATTATATATGTTTGAAATCATTCCTTTACTATAGTTTGACGTTATTTCCTTTGCAACATCTTCTTTTAGTTTAAGTGAATCTAAACCTAAAAATCTTGATAATACCTGACCCCTCGCTGTTGGTTTACAGTCGATTAATTCTTCTAAATTAGTTGATGTTGTTAATATTGTCATTAAGAAGTCATCCATAGTACCTATGGATTTTTTAATAAACGCTTCGGTTTCTCTTCTCTGTTCTCCAGTAAAATTTTGAAGACTACCATCTGATAATTTCTTAAAAAACTCTAAACTAGTGCTAACCGTATATTCTATTTTATTTCTTTTTAATTTACGATTTACTTCACGCACAATTATATAATCCTCACCATCAATTTGAATTTCTCCTTTAACTACAACTTTATCTTTATTTCTGAATCTGTTAAATATTTCCTCCGCCTTATTGGTTTTAGTGGTGGTGTTAAAGAACAAGAACAATAGAAGGTCCACTGTTAGTACTGTTTTACCCCCAAAATTAGGTGGATTAGATTCCACAGCAGTTATACCCGATACTTTTTCAAAATCTAATACTTGATTATCACCAAAAGATAAGAAATTAGAAAACTCAATATTCTTTATATACCATTTTTTGAATGGGGTTATATCTGATTTTTCTGAAGCTATTTTATCCTCCACTAATCCATCAATACTTAATATCTCATCTAAAGTGTTTTCGTAACCATTAGAGATGAGATATTTCTTTATTAATTCTTTTTGAAAGTTGTCGTCTAAAATATTCATAGATACGTCAACAGATTGCATATCCATATCATCAGTCTTAACTTTCGTTATGACATTAACATTTTTAGATTTATATTTTTTTTCAAAATAAGACCTAGCTCTCTTTAATCTTTCTTGCGTAAAATTATCCGGAGTATCCTCCCAAACAACTTGTATGTAAGGGTTTTCTAAAGTATCCACATTTAGTTTATGGTTCATATAACTATAATTTAATTCTTTTGGTGGATTAAATAAATCCATCACTAATACTACATTTTAAGATTAAGTGGTTGCTCACCCGCAACTACCTCATCATTTTTAGTGTCTGCGGATAACGATTTTTTATACTCATCTAATCTCTTAGTCATTTCAGCGTTATACTCCTCCTGCATTCTTTTTTGTTGTCCTTGAATCTTTTGATTTCGTTGTTGGACTCTTTTACGGTGAGCGGTAGCCCCACCTCTTGTTTTACTTTTTGGCATAATTTTAATTTTTATATATTTATTAATATGAGAGAACAACTAACAAAAATACTTTCCCATAAAGTTGTTAAACTTTTATTCTCGGTCTCAATTATTGTCTCTACTATACCATCAATTATACAAGATTTTAGTGGAGGAGTCAACAATGGTTATACACATTATGGATTAATGTTTATTGGGATAATGTATGGAATGGAAAGTTTATTATGGATAATGGATATATGGAAAAAATAGAATTTTTTAATCAGAAAGTTACTGAACTTGAAAAAGGTCTTGAGAATAATCACCCTAATTTTGATGAAATGGACCTTTATCAAGTGAAAAAAGAAATGTTACTGTATAAATTAGAGAACCCTAAAGACACTAAAATTGATATTCTTTTATCTTTAATGGATAACCTAGATACTGCTTTTGATAAGGACCAAACCGAAAAAATGAATCGTAAATTAAATTTACTAACCATATGGTCAACTATTTTTCTACCCTTATCTTTCTATACCGGTATGTGGGGAATGAACTTTGATGATGTTCCTTTACTAACCGGTGACCACGGATTTTGGGTTTTTTTAGGTTTAACTATTTTTACAATAGTAGGTATGTTTTATTACTTTAAGAAAAATAGATGGTTCTAATTGATGTAATGATTAACCATATCAGTAAATCCCCCATTAGAAAACTCACCTGTTAATAGTATATACACTAAGTATATCCACCCAAATAGGTAGTGAATCACTAACCAAAATAATGATTTATTGAAGTACCAACTAACTATCATTGCGATTATTTTAAAAACTAATCTCCAATCACCCGGTATTAAGTAATACTTAACTTCTTTTATTTCTTCATCCATTACTTTTAGTCTCTTCAAACCAATCAACGATTGTGTTTATAATCCATACCCCACCAGACGCTAACATACCATCAAAGAAAACACCAATAATTATATTAGTTTCTAAAACACTAACAAATGGTGACCAAATCGCACTCATCACAAATCCAACCCATGTTGATGTACACATCATACAAGAGATTAACCCCGATAAAAATGAACCTAAAAAGTTAAGAGGTAATAATTTATTTTCACCCCATCTGTGTATACTATCTCTAAAACCATTAAAAATTGAGCCGTATACTAATATTTGACTCATCCCATATGCGGCTACTAACCAAATTACTAATTCCATTATTTATATAATTTATCGTTTAAATTTGTAGAACCCATAAATTTACCTTTAATGGGTCCTCTTATATTCTCTAATTCTACAACATTTTTTTCTATTTGTAAAATCTTTTCATCTTTTTTTCTTATTTCATCTTTCATACTTGATATTGTCTCTTGAAGTAACTTCATCTTATCTTTATTGTCGACCTTTATCTCTTTAGTGACTTCGACAATCACTTCCCTTATAACTTCAACAGGTTTTTCTATTACCTCAGGGGGTATACTCTCCAACTGTTGTATTTTTTTAGATAGTTCACTTATCTCAATTTCGGTGTCCGTTAGTACCACATCTAAAGACTCTTCTAATTCTTCAATTTTTTTAGTAAGTTCATTTACCTGTTCATCATCTGTAACGTCAATTAATTTTTCTATAAAAACTTTAATAGGTTTTTCAACCTCAACCATTTTTTCAACTATTATCTCTACTTCTACTATCTTTTCTACTATCTTCTCAACTTCTACAATTTTTTCTACTTCAACGGGAACTTCTATGATTATTTCTTTTTTAATTATTTTTTCAACCTCAACAGGAATCTCAATCCGAACTTCTTTCACTACTACTTTTTCTTCAACAATTACTTGTCGACCATCTTCAGTAGTTAGTAAACCATATTTTTCAATTTGGTAACCTTTATTAAAACACGAACTTATAAACTCGTCAAAATCAAGTTCGTTTAAATCACAAAAAGACTTTATGTCTTTAAGTTCTTTAATGGTTAAATTAATAATTGGTGAGTTCTTCTTTGCCATGTTCTAAGTCTTGAATGTCGGTTATTTTAAAAGATAAAAAAGGTCTAGGATTTACTAAGTCAATAAATTCGTATTTATCATTTTCTAAGTCATAGGTACCAAAACCATGTTTACTTATGCTTTCTCCAAAATTTTGTTGAATTGTTGAACCTACCATATATGCCTTTTTTTTATTAGGTATATCAATAACTTGTCTTTTATGTATATCACCACATAGTAATATATCTAAACCTTTAAATTTTTCAATATCATAGGCGTGGTCACCAAAACCATATCCAGTATCAGTAACTAATCCCTGTATTGGGTCATGAAATAACCCTACTTTATAACCCTTGGCTGTAGATATTTCAGGTGGTATATTACCTTGGAACTGTGAATATACACACCAACTTACATTATTGTCCTCATAAATACCTCTATCTCGATAGTAAACGATTTCGGGGTTCTTAAGTGAATTGATAATTGGTGTTAACGCATCTAACCTATTAAGATTATTATTTAAAAAGTCATGATTACCAGGTATGAGTACTATCTTAGATATCTTACTACACTCCGTGAGTATCCAAGCAACAATCTCAATAAGTTCAGGAGTCATTTGATTTTTACTATGAACTAAATCACCTGTAAAAACAATACGGTCAGGCTTAATATCCTTAAATTTATTTAACATATCAATTATAATACGTCTATATAAGTCGTGGTCCTTAAATAACCTTAAATGTAGGTCTGAAAAATGTACTATCTTTTTTATCATAAACAACTAAAATATCTATCTCCCCTATCACATAGGAAGGTTATTACTGGGCCCTCAGGATTATATTCTTCAATGTATCTCTCAGCAGCTAATATATTAGAACCGGCTGAAATACCAACAAATAACCCATACTCTTTAGCTAACTTACGCGCTTTAGATTTGGCGTCCTCAGTACTAATAGTAATTATTTTATCCACAACAGTCAAATCCACTAAGAATTTTGAACCATCACCTATACCTTGTATACCATGTAACCCTGGTTCCCCACCGCTCATAACTGGTGACTCTTTAGGTTCTACCGCAATTATGTCCATATCGTGGTAATACATTTTTAACATTGGTCCGACACCCATAATAGTTCCTCCTGTCCCAGTGCCACTTATCAACGCACTTGGTTCAATACCAATATTTTTACATTGATGTAGTATCTCAACCGCAGTACCTTCCCTATGTGATTCAATATTTTTTTCAGAACCAAATTGATTACAATTAAACCACCCATTATCTTTCGCTAACTTATCTCTAAGATTAATTGCAGTATCAAATTCACCTTCAGGTACCTCTATCAATTCTGCGCCATAAAACCTTAAAGTCTTTTTTCTTTCTTCTGACATATTAGAAGGCATAACGATTACACATCGATAACCTCTTTCCGCAGCTAACCACGCAAAAGACACTCCCATATTACCGGAAGTAGCTTCAATTATTGTGTCACCCTTCTTTAGTGTACCATTTTTTTCAGCATGATTTAAAATATACGATGCTGGTCTATCTTTAATTGAACCTGTTGGATTAAATAATTCAGCTTTGGCATACAATTTCTCACTTATCTTAATAAGTGGTGTGTTACCTATATTGTCTGATAACCTCATCCTATTGAATTGAATTTATCATTAATATAAATATTGAATTTCTCCCACCGAGTTAATTTAGTACCCCATAATTCTAAGTCGTCCATATGTGTGCACCATCTATCCCATTTTTCAAATAAAAACAGAACGTCTATAGTGAGGTCACCACGATGTGTTGCAGTTGGAAATGTCCATGTAATTTCAAACAAGGAACCTTCCCATGTGATACCATTCTTAATATTCATAATTTGAAAACCAAACTTATTATGTTCGGCACCTAAATAAAGGATAAAGGAACTGTACTTAAACCCCCAACGATGGGTCTTCCACGCTATCTTCTGTAGTATTTTTCTCATTTTTATTAATTTTTTCACTTTCATTCCACATCTCTTCCCAAAAGTGAAACTCTTCTTTATTATCCATCACATATATACATTAGGTGGTCTACCAGGGAAATCTTGACCAAAATCATCCGTATTTGGTTCCTTTATTGTTATCGGCATAGTTGGTGAACTATCCCGTCTAATAATTATTGGTTTTTCTTCGTTTAAATCAACTTCAGTTATCTTATTTTTAATGTGTCTAATTTCATCAACACCTAAATTAATTTTACCTTCAATAAACCCATCAACCCATATTACAAAATCTCTACTCTTCATTTCCTAAAATATTAAAATCTTTATTTATGTGCGAACATTCGGTACATCTATATGTTTCCATCGGTATTAACTCATCAGTTACCGCACCTGTTAGTAACTTACTAACTTTTTTTATTATTGTCACCTTATTGTAGAAAATATTTTCACAATTTTCACATTTAACATTTGGTAAATCCATAGGATTTACCCTCATTTGATTATTATTTCCTATATCCATAATTTATTTTTTTAATGTACAAAATGAAACAATAATATATCTTTGTCCCGATTCAACAGGTAACCCACCATGCCAATGCGTAATTTGACCAGGATGTATAGATATATCACCTTTCTTTCCTTTTAATTTAGAGTTTTGATTAGGGAAAAATGTACCGCCCCCTTCAAAATCCTCATTTAATGTTACAACAGTAGTTATTTGACTCGCATCATGATGTAACGATAAGTGATACTGAGCGTAGGGATGATATCGAGCAATAAAATTCTCACTATTCATATCTAACCATGAACTTTCTTCTAATTGAAACATTTTATAACTTAATGGCCACACATATTTTTTAAGAATTTGTTCATATGTTTCACCTAAACCGATAGTACCTAAAACCATATCAGTCGTTGGATAGCTTTCGTGTCTATCTACAGTCCAACAGTTACAGGCTTCTGACTCTTCAATAATAAAATCACAGAACTCATCTGTAAATGCCGGTATAGTGTAAATATTTACTAATTCCTCGTGAGCATATAATTCCCAATTATTAGACATTAATTCAGGTTTTAAAAACCTTCGTTCCCATTTCTCAGGGTTATCAAAATACGTATACAATTCTGGGTGAATATAATTATTATGTTTATTTTTCATTATTTTCTTTTTTATCTCTTTTATAATTTAAATATATAATTCCAAAACATAGTCCAAACATAAATGATGGAAATACCCCACCTGTTTCCCTACCAATTAGAAAAAATATAACCCCAAGGATTATTAAAAAATTATTCGACACTCTAATCACTTGTACAATATGTCATTAAAAAATACCTATCCCCATTAGAAACTCTTTTCATTCCATATCTATGAGTTATCTGACCAGGATACATATAAACGTAACCTTGTTTAGGTGTTATAGTTTTACCATATTTACTAAACACTAATTCCCCACCATCACTATCATTATCTAATTTACAATAAAGTGAAATATGTACATAGTCATGATGCATTCTAATATCTTGACCTTTCTCTAACTTTAGTATATTATTATCAGGTTGTAATAATTTCCATTTTTTACCTTCTAAGTGCCACTCTTTTTGGACAATACTAAAGATATAATCATGAACTAAATGAGTCATAACTTTTTCTAAATTAAATGTCTTAAGATTAGTTGAATAAACTGGCGTACCCCATCTATTAACTTGGTCCCAATTAACTGTTTTTAATATTGAAACTAAATTATCACAAAAGTTAGTATTTAAAAATGGGAATTCAAATACGTCAGGAGCTACCTCTTGAACCATCATATCCCACTCGTAAGATAAAAACTCTTTTCTAATATTTCTATTTTTCCATACATCGATATCTGTATCGTCAAACATATCGGGAAATATCTTTTTATATTCCATAATCGGATAATTTTATATTCATTACTTTATTAATGGTATTTGAGGGTATTTTAAACTCCTGAAACTCACTGTCTCCCTTTAATAATACAATAACACAACCCAAAAGTGAAATGTTTTCATATTTTGTACCTTCTAACATTTTTAATATAAGCCTACCATAAAATGGTAATTGTAACTGATAGTGTCCTAACGCATTGTCAGGTAAGTCTTGAAATGGGAATTTCATTTGTTTAGTCCAATAAGATTTTTTAAAGTTTTTTTCTTTATTAGTTTTCCAATCTGTTATAACTAAACCAAAACCTGTTTTATCTTTATTCATAATTAACCAAACTTTATCGGGTTGACCTGTATAACCTAACTCTGGATGACCTAATACCATCTCCGTATCTAAAAGATACGCCCCTCTTTCTTCCATTAGTTTAAGGAATTTTTCACCAGCATTAATCATAGAATTACTTCTTAATTCTTGTTCAATATCACACTCAAATAATGGTTTACGAACTTCTTTGTACCCACCATACATATCAATAGTTTTTTTCTCTAATATAAAGTGAGCTCGAGAACCCATATTAGTTGCGTAAGAACCTGCCGCTGACCATTCATCTAATAAACGTTCCATTTCAACTCTATCACCTTTAGACTTTTTATAAGCAATATCTTCGGCCGGAAATGGTTCATAAAAATTTTTAAGTAATTTAGAAACAGATGGGAAATTGTTTCTTACAATACCGTCTTTATCTTTCATAAAGTAGATATGTTCCTCCTCTGTAAAAGACAATTGGAATTCCTTTTGTTTGTTATCTATAATGTCTCTAATTTCTTGTGAGACTTTTTTTAAATTTTCTATCATTTTTCTAATTTTATATAACTTCCTTCAGGTATTACACCCCTTAAATCCCCTAAATCTTTATCGTCTGGTAACTTAATAATATCTATCTTACCATATAATTTACCGCCACTTAATTTATAATAAAGACCTTTAGCATCTTCCCAAGCATCTGCATCTAAACAGATAGTTATTCTACCTTTTGACTTATCATATAAAGTCTCCCATAATTTTTCAGACAAGAATTTACCAAGCAAAGGTATAGAGTTTGGAACAAAAAAACTATCAAACACCCCTTCAACTACCCATATATCTTTATTCCAATCAATCCTACTCTCATTAAATATCAATAACTCCTTTGGGGCTTCAGGGTTTTTATATTTTAATTTTGAATATTTATTCCAACTACGAGCAACAAAGTAATTTAATAACCCACCATCATCAAAGGATGGTACAATAATTCTACCAGCATATTCACCACTAGTCGCAAAACCAATATCGTATTTCTTAATAATATCATCAGTAATACCTCTTCTTTTTAAATAATTGTAAGCTTGTGCTCTTGGTGGATATATTGAACTAACATCTGAAAATCTTTGATATTCTTTAGGTATTCTAAGTGTTTTGTATTTTCTGTGGTCCTTAACAAACTCATCGGGTCTAACTAAAGTATAAAACTGTTTATCTTTTTTAGACCCATATTTATCAATTAACCGACCTAAGTGTCCGTGAGTACCATGTGTTTCGGAACATGCCCAACATTTATAAACGTGTTGAGAATAATTTATCTCTAAATTACCTTTACCATCGCCCTTATCGGAACCTTTAATATCATGAGAACAAACAGGGCAGTCAAAAGAAATTTGTGCTCTCATTTCATTATGTAAATGTGAGTTACCAAAAATATTAACCAATAGGTCAACTACCAATAATTCGTCTTGATTGTCCATATAGGACTAAATATAGAATAAAATAATTATATAGTCAATTACCAAATACCTTGTTGTTTCATATATCCTTGAACACATGTATATGCGTCTGCTTGGTCAAAACATTCCTTCTTTAATGTATTGTTTCTAGTATATAACCAAACTATTTGTGGTTCAGAGTCGGCCACTTTTTTCCAAACAATTTCCTTTTTGTCAATAGTTTTAGGTAACCCACCAAAAAGTACTCTTTTTCCCTTACCATTATCATTTACCAATTCTGGCCATGCAAATTTACGGGAATTATATGTTGAAATATAACAAGGAACTAAACCTAACACTTCATAAATAACTCTTGAAATCATAGAGTTGTAACGTAATAATATACCTACAGTCCATATGTTATTAGAATTAAGTAGTGGTTCTTCGATAATTACTCTTACAATATTTAAATCTTTATATCCCTCTATTTTTTCTTTAAACCCGTCTACTTTAAGAAGTAATTCTTCTATCTTTTCTTCTGGTTTAGGTTTAATAACTGGTGAGAAATGTGTTAATTCTAAAAGTTTCTGACTGTTATCATCGAATAGTGCCCACCCAATAGTTTTCGTAGATATATCTAACCCTAAAACTTTAGGGGTATTATTTAATTCTTGTTTTGACATGTAATTATATTAAAAATCTAATTTTATAGTGTACTGTTGTACACCTTGTCTCTTTTCGGGAGACTGTATCTTAGATATAATCATAAGTTCTTTCTTAGAATCGTAAAGACCAACTTCCGTAATGTAAGCTGAATCTGCAGATGACCATGTTGGGTTTTGAGATGTTAGAAATTGTGTCGGACCTAAATTACATTTGTAGTTCATCACATATATGGTTGCTTGTATATCTGACGCTATGTTACCATAAAAATAATATTCATCACCAAAAGTAAGTGTAGGTTCTGCTTGATTATTATCGGGTAAATCAATGTAATTTGATAAGTTATATAAATCACCATTACTGACCGCGGTATCATACATAGTTTTGTTTAAAACTAATGTGCTTCCAGTTAATCCTGAAACAGTTATGTTACCGTTAACGGATGTTGCACTTAATTGACTAGTTAGATTTAATTCGTACCACTCTGTCGGGTCAGGCTTCTCACCAGAAACAACTTTTTGTGCTAGTATTACAATATCATTTGCTGAAAACCCTGATTGTGAATTATCACTAACTAAAAATGGAAATTCGTTACCAAATCTAATAGTTACATCTGCGGTGTCTGGCGGACAATCTGGGTCGGTACCACATACTTGAGTATAGTAGTTACAATGTAATGATTCTGTAAATGCTGAATGATTAAATCTATATGTTAACCATAAGCATTCTGTCGTACCCGATAATAATCCAATATCACTACCCGATGTACCATTAAACGTATTCGGAACAATTAACCCTAATTTAGGAGCTGGAAGAGTCCAGTTTCTATTTGATTTATAACTTAATGACGCAATAATTTCGTCATCATCAAAAGTTATCATCTTTAAGTCAGGCCAAACTTTACCAACCCTATTAGGGAAACCATTACTATTCGCGTTGTCGTCCCATAATTGATAATATCTAATACCTGGATTATTCATATCCACATTAACATTAGACTCAATATAGTAAGGTGTAAATAAATTTTTACTATCAAATCCTTCAGGGTCAACATAAAATGTTTGTCCCATAGTACCACCTGATGATTTATGCCACATAAGTGTTGGTATATTAACTCTAAATCTACGTCCTGGACCTGTTTGACCTGAAAGTGGATATACCGTATCTGTCGTAGTTAGTGCAAATTTCTCACCATAAAAATTATCAATAGATTGGTTAGTATAATGAACAATAGCAATTGATTTTTGGTCAGATGGAGATAAGTTAATTTTTTCTGAAAAAGAATTGTAATAATATGTTGAGTCCGTGTCTGTTTGTCCCGTATTTGAATTATAACCTAAATATTCTTTTGTACCTGTATATCCTGTGGACCCGAATTGGTCGTACCCTTGTTTTACATTCGTAAATAAACCCGCTGGGTTTTCAGTCCATGGGATATTCATGTTCCATACCTTAACAAAATAATTAGAAATGTCACAATTACTTTCAAAGTTAATTGCATCTTGATTCCAATAAAATTCAGGAGTATAAGTATCATAAATTTCTGTCATACCTGAAGGATAAAAGATAACTCTAGCGTTTCCGGTGTATCCCAAAGATTGTAAGTCAGGAAAATCTCTATCCACCTTAACACTTATAGGTCCTGTGTTTCCTGAGGTAACACCTGTAATGCCAACAACTCGATATGTTAGAATAGGGTAATTATTAATAATAGGCTGAGTGTTAGAAGTATCTGAGAAAAAAACTGTCATAATATGATTGGCCTTTACCGTACCACTAACCGTTGCGTCGATAATAGATGCGTTTAAACTAACGGTATTACCTGAAATTAAAGTACTCATAGGTAAGACATAGTTAGGTGTAATAGTATATGCACTTGAAGTAAACGCAGTAAAACTATTATCTTTAACATCACTAAAAGTGTAAGAGGTTTGACCAGTAAAAAAACCTAATGTGGCTGCGGTATTATAGATATTATCTATTTGTGGTTCAGGAATTGGGATTCCGTATGTGTTAGTTGATTGTGTCGATACTAATAATGGATACTTAACATTCGCTTTATTTTTTTCAGGTAATGGGGATAAGTTCTGAGCATTGTACTCAGCATCTAACACTTTACCTGAAGATAGATTAGCGTTTGGTATACAGTCATAACATACTTCACTATCACCTACTTGAAAATAAGAGACATTGAATGCTCCTTCTGAAATTCTTTTCCTTCCCGCGTCAGTTAACTTACTGTTAATTAATGCCGCGGTATCTTTAATTATATATCCCATGTTTTATAAATAGTTTTATTCTCTAATTTTTTTTAATTTTTTATACTACAAAAGAGGATAACATCCCGATTGAAAGGATTCTCCACTCTCTGTGTTCGAATTATTAACTACAGAATTACAATTTCCTCCAGAAATAACTATATTATTCGCTTGAACATTAATTTTATTTGTCGCTTCGATTGGACATGCACAACTACCAGCCGGTAAGAAGTTTAAATCTGTACTTGAAGTAACAGTACCCGTTAAGGTTGTTGTGTTAGTGAGTGATATTGCCGTTGTTGTAGTAAACGTATCTATTAGTACAGTATTAGGTGATGGACAATATGGTGATGGATTACCATTTAATGTTGTAGGTGATGTTGATGTGAATGTTAATGGGGACCCATTTAAATTACCTGTTATTAAATCGAAGAACGTTATTTGTCCTTGAGATGTTGAGTTTGTTCTTGTTTCTATATGTGTAAAATTCAAATCAAATGTTAATGAAACATTATTAGGTAATGCCGGACTAACAGTAACTGAATAATCATATGTCACCACTTGTAGGTTACTCGCTTGATTAGATATTACCTCATTAGATTTAGTCACAAATAAAGTATACGTTATCGATGGTAACCCATTATTAATTATAAAGATATCTGTTGTGGTGCTTGAGGGGGTATCACTATCAGTTACTAATCCAACGTAAGAACCTGGTGAAATACCTTGAAACTGCCCTGAGGATTGGGTTGGTGATACACCTTGTATACTATATGTGTATGGTGGTACCCCTTGGGATGCGGTCATTAGGATACTACCATTAGAACCTTCACAATTAGGGTTACTTACTGACGTAGTTAAAGAAAGTGGGGGACCAGTACAAGGTCCAACCGCAACATTCCATGTGAATTTAGGGTTACCACCATTATTGGTCCACGTACCTAAAGGTTGGGATGTCGGTGGGCTCTGAGTTAGAACCATATTACCTATATTACCACCAATAGATGTCCATGTTAATACTTCCCATCTCCCACTACTAATATTATATGACATTGTAAGACCATTAGCACTATCAACCCATTGATAGTTACCATTACTGTCCGTACCATTTGCAGTGAATTCATATTGTTGAGATAATGCGGGGTTAGTATTTATACCGGTTAAACATAGTGTGTCTTGCGGTAACGGTGTTGGGGTTGGTGGATTACAACTACTACAATTACCGTATGAATTAGAAACTGTAAGTGCTGAATACGTTAAACCAAGACTACTAATTGGTCCGATAAATTCCCAACAATCTACAATTTCATTAAATTTAATGATAGGTTTAACATTAGGGAATGGTGGCGCATATGTACTACCTGAAACATATATCGTTTGAGCTGCAAATCCAACACACGAATCAAATTGATATATTACTCCACTTGCACTTCCAACCACACATTCGGTAGTGATACTATAATCCCCAAAATAGTCAACGACAGTTGCGGAGTAAGTACCAGGTAATAAATTACTCAATGTATCTCCCTGTTGCGAAGTAATACCGTTAGTCCATGTAATCGAATAAGGTGGGGTACCACCAAATACCTGAACTTGAGCAATACCATCAGATGATGTAGGTGTTGAAGCATTAGTGACGTTACATTCTACCTCCATCGGTATTATGGTTATTATTGTACATTGATTTCCTGATAGTGCCGCCATTATTTATTTTTTAAATTACTAATCATTGTAAGGTTATTGTTAATTCTAATGATTCACCAGTACTAAAAGGTGGCTCATTTGTGTAACTTTCTAAAGTTAATATAGGAAACCTAACAAAACTTTGGGCTACGCTGAATAGTGGGTCGGGCTCATCAACTGTTAATACAACATTTTCAAAAGGATTATCTATGGATGTAATTAAAAATTCACTACCTGTAGTTACACCTGTTAGTTCATCAGTTCTATCGATAGAACCATTTTCTTCTCTCGCAACTAAAATATCTGTCGCCCCCGTTATCGATAACGTTGAGCTACTGATTGAACCATTCGGACTAAACATTATTTTACCATTACTCATACCACTACTACCTAATGCCATCGTATAATAGAAGTTATAAATCACGCCACTTGTCGATGAAGGAGTAACTGTTGGAGTCGGTGTGTTAGTAGTCGTATTTGTTGGAGTATTAGTTGGAGTTTGTCTTGGAGTAGTCGTTGGGGTATTAGTTGGTGTATTAGTGGGTGTAGATGTGTTCGTAGGAGTATTAGTTGGGGTATTGGTAGGTGTGTTAGTAGGTGTTTGAGTTGGAGTTTCAGTTGGAGTTTCAGTTGGAGTAACTGTTACTTCAGCAGTTCCTGTAGGTGTTTGAGTTGGAGTTTCAGTTGGAGTAACTGTTACTTCATCAGTTCCTGTAGGTGTTTGAGTTGGAGTTTCAGTTGGAGTAACTGTTACTTCAGCAGTTCCTGTAGGTGTTTGAGTTGGAGTTTCAGTTGGAGTAACGGATGGTGTCGCAGTATTTGTTGGTGTTTGACTAGCTCCCGGACTTGATGTGACGGTAGGGGTTGGAGTCATTGTTGGAGTAGTTGTAGGTGTTGGGGTCGGTAAACCACACCCTCCAATTGTGAATGAAACTGCACATTGGAAATTCGCAGAGCATCCCTGTAATACCCAATTTATAGTATCAGGTGAGTCTATACTCATATTTAGGTTATAATATAAAACACCCGCTAAGTTATAAAATGACACTTCCCATCTATTCCCAACCCACTGTATTGTTCCATTACCTGGTGAGACCCACTGAGCTCTTCCATTGTGTAATGTTGGAGATAAGGTATATGTTGCGGATGAGGTAAATCCGTTACCTGTAAATGAACCATAGTAATATGTCGGAGTTGGACATGGTGCAGAAACGGTAGGTGTCGGAGTCAGTGTTGGAGTAACAGTTACCGTAGGAGTTACCGTTGCGGTTACTGAAGGTGTTGGCGTCGGACCAAAACCAAAACAATCACAAACTTCGCAATTATCCGAATCAATTACTTTAACACAGAATGGAGAATTTTCATACTGAGATGGTAAGTTAAATGTATATGGGATATCCGCACTAATAATTTGACTAATATAAGTTTGTTGAGCATTAACTCCACAACCATTTGCCACCCATATTTGAAAGGGTGATGTTCCTGTTGCCGTATTTACTGATACTGTAGTCATTTATTTGTCTATCCTATTATTATAATCACTCACGTTATTAAGTGAATATGTTATGTTACTATAAGTATTAATCTCTCTTTCAATTTTATTTTTTTTATTCATATCATTTAAATTGGTACACATTGTGACCCTGCACCACATTCATATAAACTACCATCACATTTACCGAATAACCCATAATTTGGACTTGATGGGTCATTTTCAGTACTACATTGAGCAATTCTAAATACTCCTGTATTTCCGGTACCCGTATTAGATGCACCAATCCAATAATAAGCGTAGTGACCACCTTCAATACCATTTTGAATACCAAATATATGTGTTGGTTGGGTTGCGTCTATTCCATCACAAGTTAATTCTAAACTTACATTATAGTTTATTGAACAGAAAGTACTACAACTACTAGGACCTACTGGTCCTGATACCCATATTTGATGAGGACCCGATGGTTGTGGCGTCGGAGTTGGTGTTGGGGTCGGCGGTATTATAGGTGTTTGTGTTGGAGTAGGTGTCGGTGTTGGTGTTGGTGCACTACTACTTAATGGCGTACTAGATGGTAAAGGTGTATCATCTGTAGGACATTGAGTACAATTAACGTATCCATTGTCTATAGTTAATGAATATGTTGGACCCGTATATCCCGTTACTTCACCTACATAATCCCAACAACCACCCACTTCGTTAAAGGTTGATACGTTATTAGCTCCAGGGGTTGTAAGACCTACAGCATATAATGAATCATTATTTGTCTGTTGTGAACCTGAGAATACAATATCGTAGAATTGTGTTTGTTGTTGTGAAGCGGTTAAGTACCCAAATTGAGTACCTCCAGTAAACCTTAATAATTCAGTTCCAACTGCATATGAAGGTTTGTCTGTCCATGTATTATCATCCGCTAAATCTATAGAAACTAATAAAGTATATGGGTTAGTTGAACCTATAGGTAATTGACCGGAACCTGTACCCATTTTACTTGTATTATAAATACTCATTGTTGTGCCTGTTTTTACAACTTTAAATCTAATTTGACCTTTATCGTCATAGTCACCCGAACCATATGGTGAAGTACTTTGCCACACTAAAGTACTGAAATTACCGGCACCATCAGTAAACGATTGTGTATTATTATTTTGATTGAAAACTATTCTAGAGTTATTATTATCCCCGTTAATAGTTAATTGTAACGTTTGTGTTTGACCTGATGGGCCATATATACCATTATCATCTTTAAATGCTGCTAAGACAAGACCTATAGTATCATTATCATTCGCGGTACTACCCATAGTAACTTCATGTATATATTCCTCATATCCACAAGTAGAGTAAAAACCATTATATAACCCACTATTCTGCGAACATTGAATCATCTCCGTAACACCTCCAGCATCAGTAATCTTATTAATCGCGGTAACAACTGTATTAGATGCCCCACTAACGGTTAGATTTGAAGTAGTTAAAGGAGATGTCGACCAATTAGTACTTGTAGTTAAAAATCTTGTGGCTGTCGGGTTACCGTATTGTAAACCTGTATTTTCTGTTGGGTCCCATGTCGCCCATTTCCAACCATTTGGTCGTCCTTCAACGTTAAACCAAACAACAAATTTATTAATATAATCATTATAATAGAATTTACCACTATCGACATTAGTCTGTGATAATGATGGTCCAACGTTTTCACCTTCTGTCATTACAGAAGATAAAATACCTAAATAATCAAGGTTAGTTGTACCTGTATAGAAATAGTAATTACTATTATTAGTTATAATAGTACCATCTGTTTGTAGTCCTGATACAATAGTCGTATTAGGATAATTTAATCCCGCAAATGATGAGTATCTAACCCAATTAGAGATAATCGTATTAGGGTCAGTTTGTTCACCAAAGTTAATACCAGTTTCTGTACATGGTACACCATTACATCTTTCAAATAGACTAAAATATTCAACTGTTGGTGTTGGGCTAGGCGTGGCGCAATCGTCACAATCGGCATCTACACTATTAACAGATGTTAAAATATGTGTTGAAGAACCGTCAATTTCCTCAACAAACGTTAAGCAATATTCTATACCATCTATAGTACCATTAAATGTTGTACCCGATGTTACGGTACCTCCACTATAAGTTATTGGTGAGGTAACATAAAAATCTTGTATTCTTTGACTAAGGTCACAATTAGTTAATTTAGCTACTTCACCACAGTCAAAATATCCTTGGTCAATTACGAAAGTCACCTCACCACCGACAGATGTACCCCCTTGAGGTGTTGGTGTTGGTGTTGGTGTTGGTGTTGGTGTAGAGGTCACAGTAGTACCTGTGGTTATAATTGCCGAACACCCAGCAGTCGAAGATGTTGGGGTTAATGTTGGAGTATTAGTTGGTGTTACAGTATTGGTAGGGGTTATAGTTGGTGTTACAGTATTAGTTGGAGTGTTAGTTGGAGTGGATGTTGGACTTGCTCCCGGTGTACCTGTTGGCGTGACAGTGACACTAACTGTTGGTGTATAAGTTGGGGTATTCGTGTTTGTTGGCGTTATTGTAGGAGTATTTGTTGGAGTTTTAGTTGGGGTATTAGTTGGAGTTTCAGTTGGAGTGTTAGTAGGTGTAACTGTTGGTGTCACCGTCGCAGTTACTGAAGGAGTTAGAGTATTAGTTGGAGTATTTGTAGGAGTTACTTGAGCAGTTCCTGTTGGTGTAACGGATGGTGTTACAGTATTGGTTGGTGTATTAGTTGGAGTAGTAGTCGGACTCGCACCTGGAGTATCCGTTGGGGTAACAGTAACTGTATTAGTTGGGGTAACAGATGGTGTACCTGTTGGTGTAGCAGTATTTGTTGGCGTATTGGTCGGAGTAACTTGAGCAGTTCCTGTCGGAGTTACAGTATTTGTTGGCGTTATTGTTGGTGTAACTTGAGCGGTACCTGTTGGAGTTACAGTATTGGTTGGTGTAACTGTTGGTGTAACTTCAGCAGTTATTGAAGGAGTTACAGTAGTTGTTGGTGTATTTGTTGGTGTAACTGTAGGGGTTACCGTATTAGTAGGTGTCGATGTTGGACTCGCACCTGGAGTATCCGTTGGAGTCACCGTAACAGTCTGAGTTGGCGTATTAGTTGGCGTAACAGTTTGAGTAACCGTATTAGTTGGTGTAACCGTATTTGTTGGTGTAATTGTCGGAGTAACTTGTGCAGTTCCTGTTGGAGTTACAGTATTTGTTGGGGTATTTGTAGGTGTAACTGATGGAGTACCTGTTGGAGTTACTGTATTGGTCGGAGTATTAGTTGGAGTTACCGCTGCCGTACCTGTTGGGGTAACGGTATTCGTTGGAGTTACTTGAGGAGTACCTGTTGGAGTTACTGTATTGGTCGGAGTATTAGTTGGGGTATTTGTAGGTGTTTCAGTAGGTGTAGCAGTTACGTTAGCTGTTTCGGTAGGTGTATTAGTCGGCGTTTCAGTTGGAGTATTAGTTGGAGTATTAGTAGGCGTTTGAGTAGGTGTATTGGTTGGAGTCAAAGTTATTTGAGCAGTTCCTGTCGGAGTATTAGTAGGTGTTATACCAGGAGTAGATAAAGGAGTACCTGTTGGTGTATTAGTTGGCGTTTGAGTAGGTGTTTCAGTAGGCGTTTGAGTTACTTCAGCAGTTCCTGTTGGCGTTTGAGTAGGTGTATTAGTTGGAGTCAAAGTTATTTGAGCAGTTCCTGTCGGAGTATTAGTAGGTGTTTCAGTTGGAGTTGTAGTTACATCTGGTGTTACAGTTACAGATGGCGTTGTAGTTACAGCTGGAGTTACTGTTACTGATGGAGTATCTGTTGGAGTTGTAGTTACTGATGGAGTCCCTGTTGGTGTCGCTGTTGGTGTATGAGTAGGTGTAAGAGTTACGTTAGCAGTTTCAGTAGGAGTATTAGTAGGTGTTTCAGTAGGAGTTTGAGTTACGTTAGCAGTACCTGTTGGTGTATTAGTAGGGGTTTCAGTAGGGGTTTGAGTTACGTTAGCAGTTTCGGTAGGCGTATTGGTTGGAGTTTCAGTAGGTGTCAAAGTTACTTGAGCAGTTCCTGTAGGTGTTTGAGTTGGCGTATTTGTAGGTGTTTCAGTAGGAGTTTGAGTTACATTAGCAGTACCTGTTGGAGTATTAGTCGGAGTATTTGTCGGAGTTTCAGTTGGGGTAACAGTTACTTCAGCAGTTCCTGTAGGTGTTTGAGTTGGTGTATTTGTCGGAGTTTCAGTTGGGGTAACAGTTACATTAGCAGTTCCTGTTGGAGTATTTGTCGGAGTATTTGTAGGGGTTTCAGTAGGAGTTTGAGTTACGTTAGCAGTTTCAGTTGGCGTATTTGTAGGTGTTTCAGTAGGAGTATGAGTAGGAGTTACAGTCACATTTGGTGTTACAGTCACATCTGGTGTTACAGTCACATCTGGTGTTGTAGTTACTGATGGAGTATCTGTTGGGGTTACAGTTACTGAAGGTGTTACTGTAACCTCTGGCGTTACTGTTACATCTGGCGTTACTGTTACTGATGGAGTATCTGTTGGAGTTGTAGTTACAGATGGCGTTGTAGTTACAGATGGCGTTGTAGTTACAGCTGGAGTTACTGTTACTGATGGCGTTTTAGTTACAGCCGGAGTACCTGTTGGTGTTGTAGTTACAGCTGGAGTTACTGTTACTGATGGAGTTACTGTTGGTGTCGGTGTGTTTGTTGGAGTATTGGTAGGTGTGTTTGTTGGACAAGTCACACAAGAAGGACAGTCTTTATAAAAGTCACTAATATCTAACGTTATTGTTGCTCCTGTTGTTTGGGTTTCACTTACAATATCCCAACACGTACCATTATAAGTAAAAACATCGCCGTATAATGCACTAGGTTTTATTAGTGGGTCGGAACAAGCCACTATGAATTTTTCTGATAACGTTATCGATTCATCACAACAATCAATAGCATCTATTAACCATTCGGCACATGGATGCGTCGTCTGACATTTAGTACAATCAGTTGAATCGGATGTGTTTCTAACACCATCACTACCACTTCCACCTGTAGCAAACGCATAATAACAACAATCATTAAAAATGAATGCAGCACCAGTGGTAATAAAATTATTAATTAAAGCGTCAGGAACCATAATAGATAGTTCTAAAGTATCAGTACAACAATCTCTAATTCGTAATTCACGATAACTTACTGTTTCCGTAGGAGTTATAGTCGGGGTATTTGTAGGTGTTTGAGTAGGAGTATTGGTTGGAGTCGGAGTTTGAGTAGGAGTATTGGTTGGAGTCGGAGTTGGTTCAGAACAAGGATTTTCCAAAACACACTTTTCACAATCGGCAAATTCTATGGACAATGTAGCCATTGGACCACCGAAACCCAAAGAATTTATGAGTTTATAACAACCACCATTATAAATAAATATATCATTTATAGACCCATTTGTATATGAAAGATTAGTAGAGCCAAAAGGAGGACAACAAGACTGAAATTGACCATTAGATATTGTAGGTGAAGGTGTAGGTGTGGGTGTTGGGGTTGGTGTTACATCACCACTAGGACAATCAAGACATGAGCTACCATTCCATACCGACTGTATTGTACCTATAAATGTTACGGTAGGGGTACAACTACCACAGTCACTAATCGCTAACCAACAATTACCAAAATTATCTATAAACCCAGTACTACCCGCCACTAAAGGTGGTGTCGAGTTATTACCAATACATGCTATCGCATTATTAGAACAATTACGAACACAAATGTTTGGAACATCATTATGTACTATGTACCCATCTAAAAGATAATGAAAAGGACCATTTAAACTTATAGATATTAAATCTTCTTCGTTATTAGATTTTTCATAACTATAAATATTTTCCAATAGTATACTATCGCCATCAATTCTTACTAACTTATAATCATCACCTAAGGATAAGTCTTTAACATTTTTAAACTCGAACTTCGAATCTACGGTATCATATACCAATATTTCCTTATCATTTAATGATAATTCATTAATACTAATAAATTCATTATTTTGTTTGGAAACTTTGTTAACTTCAGAAGAAACATATCGTAACTCCTTTATTTCTTTAGTGGACCATTGTAAACCATCTTTAGGTATGTCATCATTGGGCAAAGCAATAGTTTGCAATGACATACCTTCTTGAACATTTTCAATATTCAAAAAAGTGCCGTCGCGTAATAAAACTTTTTGACCTACCTTATATCCAACCATATACTTAAATACTTTCTATATAAATAATCGCATAAGCGATTTTGTAACATTTTATTATGACTCTTTTCTTAATTTACCATCATAATGGTCAAATCGGTCATGTTCAGTTGGAGTAAGTAGTAAAATTCCAGGTGTAATGTTACCTTTAACTGTTTCTTGAAACATATATGACATCCATGTTTGCTCAAATGGTCTAGCCCATTTTTCTGTTAAAAACATTTTTCTATTACCGAATTTAGATACGACTTGTGGCCAATTACAATAGTAAATCTCCCCGTGAGCATACGGTACGCCGTTAAATGTGTCGATTTTAGTTATCTTAGTTTTAGGTGCGTTAGGGTCTAAACCTTGAACAGGTAATGTTGATTTTTCGGGCCAATGAATTTCTCTAAAAGATTGAGGTACATTATACCAAGCCCACTGAACTCGATTATCCCCGTAAAACTCACTAAAAGATAATTTTAGAAAATCAAAATTATTTTTTTTAGTTATTTGTAATGATTTTCTATATAAACCATCAACAAATCTATTAAACCCATTTTTACCTATTTCACCTTTTTTAGGGTAAAAGAACATATCGTCTTCAAAAAAGAAATAGTAGTCGTACCCATTCTCTTCGGCGTGCTCAGCAACCCATTGTCTACCACCGCAGATACCTAAATTATCTTTTTTAATATGAGTAATCCCATACTCTTCACATAATCTCTCATATTCTGGTGTGGTACTTAAATCTGTTGAATTATCTAATAAAATCCATTTTGGTTTAGTAACAAAATCTTCATCATATTCTTTCATTGATTTTATTAATGTTTTAACCTGATTGGGACTATTAAATGTTATCACATAGAGTGCAGTATTATTAATATCTAAATCATTTTTTAATGATATAGTTTTTGACTCACTTAATACTACATGATTATCATTTTTAACATCTTCAAAAAATTTATTAATCAACCCATTTCCCTCTATAAGATAGTATTGGTAATTTTCGGGGTAACGATATAAAAGAATCGAAAATAGAGACTCTTCTGTACCCATATATCCGTCTTTTAGAGTACTTTTCATTAAATTATAGTATTCCGTATTAAAATCAGATATATCTTCAACTGGTCCCCCAAAAAACCCCCCTCTACATACTTTATTTACTTTACCACCGGCCAATTCATTTAATTTATTATATTCGAACCCATGAATTTCACTATTAGTCTCATATGGAAAGGCAATGAACGTCATTTTGTCAGTTTTTTCCATCTTACTTAAAAATAAATCCTTAACAAAATATCCGTTATGTACAGTATTAGTGATACCGGCATCTAACCAAAATAAATGAGTGGATTTAAATTTATCCATAATTTTTGCGTCATGTAAAAGATATGGTTTAGACATCACTAATGGATTATATAAATCTAATTTAGCTTGGGTTGATTCCCCTAACCATCCTGTTTGATTATACCATTCTTTATTAGTTCTTATTTTTTGAATTGGTTCATAAAATTCTCCTTTAAACCAACTTTGGTCTCTAACAATAAATTGAGTATTCTCATGTTGTCTAATTTTAAAGACAAATTCTTCTAATTTTTTATCTCCAAAAATAATCATATTATTAGGTGTCTCTAATAATTGTGAAAACTTCTCTAAATAATGCTCATAACTACGTGACCATCCTTCTGTAAGTCCATCTCTTTTTATATCCCATAAACCTGTGACTATAGTAACCCCATTACTTTTCATATCTACCATTATTTCTTCTTTTTTATTGTAAATCTCATCATATAACTCTTTAGTAATACCAACAATATCATCTGCTTCGATACCATATATGTAATTCGCACTATTTAATTGTTCTATCAAAGATGTTTTCTCAAAATCCTCAATACTTGACCATTCCGCTCTTACAATTCTAGGTCTATATTTTTTTAAATCAATTTGTTTAAAAATATTATAATCATGTCCTTCGGCATCAATTTTAACAACATCAAAACTATCTATATTATGTTTAGTTAATAGATGATTGAAGGTAATACATGGTACTGTAATTTTTTTTCCGTATTTTTCAACCACTTCACGGTCACCTTCACTACCTAGTCCATTCTTTGGTGGGTATACCGCACTCATCCCTAAAAATGCTGGATGAACTAATCCTTGGTCAATAACTGATTTATCAATGGTTAACATTGTTATTTCTCCATCATAATCTGAAATTGCACTATTTTCAAATAAATTACCATCATCATTATAATTTTCTTTTAATAAGTCATAATAAACAGGAATAGGTTCAACATATAACCCTTTAAAGTTATACATTTTTATATACCCTGACATCTCATCAAAAGTAATCCCATCCATCGCACCGATATTAAGTGTGAATAATTTCTCACCCTTTTTACCCAAATGATGTAGAGCATCATTAAAATAATCTGTTTTTTTTAATTCTATCATTATGTCAACACTATAAAGTTTTTTTGCCACCCTTCGTATTGAGTCCACTCTTTATTTAATTCTTTTGCAGTTTCAATAGCAAATTCATATTCATCTTGTCTATGTGTATCATCCATAATTATAGGTACTGAAGTATCGAACCTATCCCAATACTTTTTAATATTATTTCTAGTTTTTTCTTGACCTAAGTTAGGTGGACCATCAACAATAATAAGAGAATATTCTTCAGGTAAAGAATTAAAAACTATTTCAGGTTCGTACCAACCATCTACTAATTCTGTTAGTATATAATTAGCTTTAGGTGCTAATTTTGTAAATCTCTCTTGATGTTCTAAACTATATGTGTTGAAGTGTTTAGATAACTCCATCGTTCCAGGACCACTACCTATCTCAATAATGTTTGAACCTTTTTCAATATTATTATATATCCAATAAAAACACTCTATAGATAGTGCCCAACCGTCTAAATTATTTAAGTTGGTGTCGAGGTCTTTTAATTGTGGGAAAATTTGATTTAAATCTTTCATTTTTTTTTATTTTCTAATTCTTTCATTTTTTATTTTCTATTTCCTCAAAGAATTTATAAAAACTCTTTTTACTGTTTAAAAATTCTGTTGTAACATGTTTCATTGGTGTATCCTCGTGATACCACGTTCCAAATATAAATGTTTCATAATCCTCAGGTCTATCGTAAGAGATTGTAGACATCATCGCTTCATGATTTAGTAAATACTCTTTTTCTAAACATACTTGAGAGTATTCTTCAAATGATTTAAAAAAGTTAGGAAGTTTACTAACATGTCCCCCAATAATTCCACCAACGGTTAAAGACTTATATTTGTGTTTTTTATCTAAAGTATTATTAAGTGTAGTTGCATTATGAAAAAATTGAGTGTTCGTTAAATTAATTAATTTATCACCTACCCAATTATTAATTTTTTTAAAAGTATCTGTATTAAAAATTTTATCGAAAGTGTATCTATATTTATTTGTTGACGTACCTGTAATCTTATCACCATTACTATTAAATCTAAAAGGAAATAACCCAACATGAGATAAACCAATATCGACCCAATATAAATAATCTAAATCATCTTCCATTTCCTCTTCCATTAAGGCAATTTTAGCCCATCCGACTTCTAAGTAAAAGTTAAATTTTTCAGGGTTTTTTTCTTTAATCTTAATCATACTTTTACTATGACGAAAATCTTCTAATTCCCTAATTCTTAAATCTATATTTTTTACCTCATTGGTTTCAAGTAATTTTTTTAATTCAGGGTAAACGTTACTACCACAATAACAAACTATAGGTAAACCCATTTCTGATAATTGTAAAAGTGAATTTTTATATCTATCCCACCTAGCCTGTGGTTCGTGACCATAAAAAGGAAAGTCATTTATGCCAAAATATACGAATGTAACTATTTTTGTTTTCATTTTTTAAAATAATAATCTGAGAGTACTAAACAATCTAGTTTAGTTTTATCGTATACAGTTAACGCATCTACATATCTACTCAAGATTGGTTTACCGTTAACGTTGAATGACGTATTCAATAAAACCCCAATACCTGATAATTTTTCAAACTCCCCAATTAAATTATATAACCAAGGGTTTTGTTCGTAAGTAACTGTTTGAACTCTAGCCGTACCATCAACGTGTGTTATTGATGTTAATTTTTCTCTCCATTCTTCTCTAACTGTCGGACAAAAACTCATCCATTTACTTTCACCTGAAAAATTAAAGTATTTTTCAACGTCCTCTAATCTACATACGGGAGCGAAAGGTCTATACCACTCACGATTTTTAACTTTAGCGTTTAATGTGTCTTTCATATCAGGATAAGCGGGGTTACAAATAATACTTCTATTACCTAACGCTCTAGGTCCATGTTCTGACGTTCCTCTTACGACTCCAACAATTTTACCTTCTGACAAGTCTTTAGATAATATGTTAATATCTAACTCCTTAGCTCTTCTTTCTTCAACGTGTGACATTAAAGTATGTTTATCTAACACTTCTGTACCGGCATAAGTTAAATCAATCGCGGTTTTAGGTTTGATGTGATTTAATATCATACCAGATGCGATACCACAATCGTTAGGATTTGGTGGTACAAAAACAGGTCTATCTAACATTTTTTGTAATTTGGTATTTAATAAAATGTTTAACGCACATCCACCAACAGTTATCAATGGAATATTAGGGTACTTATCTAAAAATGGTTGAGCCATTTCCATAAAAACATTTTCAAATGCCTCTTGAGAAGTAGCACTTAAATCCCAAGCGGTTTGACCTGTAAGTCTATTATTAATATCAAAGATTAAACCTGTTTCATTACTTAAATCATTTAAATACTCTTTGTAGTTTAACCCATCAGGTTTTCTTCGATAATAATTCTCAAAATAAGGTAACCATTCTTTATTAACGTTACCATAAGAACATAAACCCATTATTTTACCTGAATAAACTAAATTACCTATATTAAGTGCCGGTTCTTTACGAATATCACTTAAATAGTCCCCAAAAGACATATAAGGAAAACCTAAATCTAAATTATACTTCTCTAATAATTGAATATTATCTCTATCTTTAGCTAAATATATATTGAAGAATCCATCATTACCACCACCATCGAAAGATACTATCAATGCATCGTCATAATCTGTTTGATACAGACCACAAGCAGCATGACTAAGGTGATGTAGTTGACTTACGTGTTGATTAGCGGGTATAAGTTGTTCATAATGAACTTTTGTACCACCTTCTATAGTATCTGAGTTTAAATAGTAACAAGTGTCAAACTCACTAATACCATATTCGTCTTCAATATATTTTAAAATATGTTTTAACAAATAAGGTCTCGTATATGATATTAAATACTGAGCGTAACCCGCATTTTTCATCGATAAGAATCTTTCTACCTCAATTACTGTTATTATTTTACCTTCTTTTTCTACCGCCACAGTTGCATTATGTGAACCATAAAATGCTATATTTGCCATTTTTTCTACCATTATAAATTACCTGTTATCCTATCACACCAACCTTTAGATTTAGAATACGGCCAAACAACCCAATATTTAGGTTTTTCTGCAGTTGGGAATTCTCTCCATACTTTACAATAACCTGCCGTGTCTTTCATCATACGATTTATTTCATTGATATCCGCATCTTTTCTAAATAGTGTTTTATCATCTTCTCCATGAAAAGCCACTACCCAATAGTCATAATCTTTTTCAGGTACACTATCAAAACCGACATCTATACAATGTTTAAATATCGATGAAAAACTTTCTATCCACTCTTCCTCATTTTTAAAATCACTTATTCCTGGATTTGGTGGATAATTTTTATCTATCGTATGTTGTTGTATCGCTCTTTTAGAGAATAATAGCCCTGAATACTCCTCATAATCCCTTAATGTTCTTTCAGTACCAAAACCATAAATACCCTCATGCCCTTCTTGTTTTTCGCCATCCATACCGAACAACTTTCTATTTGTTAAATGTGAGTGACTATTTTTGTCTCCCCATGTTGAGTCATCGTCCCATTGTTTAGTTCTACCTTTACGTGTATATTCATGCCAAATTAGTGTCTTATGTGGATGAAATAAATCATAACCCCACGTAAATGCTCTTACCGCTATTGATATTTCTTCTCCATGAAAATAATACTCAGGATTATGTTGTACCTCTTCAGCAAACTCACCTAAAGTAAAACACATATGCGCTGAGTAAAATCTTGATGGTACAGGGATATCAAGTTCTTTATGTCCTGGTATTGTTTCAGGTAAAAAGAATACAGCTCCTTCAGGAATAAACCGGTCAAAAACCATTCTCCATGGTTCTTGTACTCGTCCTTTAGGGTCATTATCAGGGTCATATGACGAAACGTATCCTGTCAACAATGGTTTTGGTATTCCCTTCTTTTGGAGGTCCTTAATCATCTTTATTAACTCAACATCCCAATCAGGGGCAAATCTCATATGTGAATCAATCTGTAGGGTATACATTTCTCCATCATATAATTGTTGTACTTGGTTCCTAGCCCAACATACCCCCTTAGCGTCGGTATACAAGACATCGCTAATTCGGAATCGTTTATCTTCCCTATATTTATCTAAATTATCAAACCCGTCTTCAGGGTGATATTGACGACAAATACCTAACACAAGGTTTTGTGGTCTTTTAGCATTTTCTATCATATTTTCGATAGTTTTGACTAATTCAGGGTCCCTGTAGGCGGCTATTTGTACAAAAATTGTTTGCGATTTACGTGCCATTTTATTATTTTCTTTAAAAGTTTATATTTATATTCGTATACTAAAAAATCATATAAATTTATCAATAGTAAAGAACTAAACACCTTTTTTGAGTATTTATAAACAAGATGAAACTTTTAAATACCATAACACAAATAGTTAACGAAGCTGAAGACATATATGTTAAAGCATCTTCTCAAACTACAGACGCTAAAGAGTTGGAGATATTAGAAAATAATCTTGATGAAAGTCTTAGATTATTTCAGATATATGATGAAATAAAAAAAGAGGACTAAGTCCTCTTTAAATTCTATTTAATCTAATATTTTATATTACTTTATCGTATTTGGATATTCTACATCCATTTTACCAATATCTTTTCTTTCGGCTTGCACTAAGTAAAAACACTTAATTTTTGCACTTAATATATTTGAGTTACCAATAACTATAGTATTATTTAATACATCTTTCACATATAAGTTTTGGTGTGAACCTATTGGAGTTAATTGAACAGTTATCGTATCTTCATCTACTAAGTCTAACCAATATTCCGGTAATTCAATCGTATTCGTTCCATCTACTTTACCTCTAACATAAACACCATGTTCAGGACCCTCTAAAGAACCATACCTTAAACTATACCCCTCTTTTGAAGGATGCGGAATTAAGAAAGATTTAGAATTGGCGGTTAAGTTACCCGAACCGTCAACTGAGAAAACTAATCCCCCACCTTGGTTATACCCCTCAACAAGTGACACTGATTTGTCACCGATTTTTAACTCAAGAACCGTATTATATGAACTATCCCCCTCAATCCTAACTCTTGGCGTGTTAATTGTTGTGTTACTACTTGAATAAATGTTTAAATTTGATGCAGTCGCTGTAATTTCTCTTATCTGTAAGTTATTACCACCTTGAGTAATCACTCTATTCGCAGCTAATGACCCACTGGTATTGTATATGTTGGTATTACTGGCAGAAGTGATATATCCAGCATCATTATTAAATGTAGAAATATTAATATCTCCTGGAGCTATTTTATATTGATTATTAGATGTGTTTACAACAGTAAAGAAGTCCGCATTACCCGCAGTTGTGGTAGTCGTTAGTTCTGAAAGGTCAATCGTTATTGATAAATTACCCCCTAAATCTACGGTACCGGACGCATCAATACCTACACCCGAAGTCACACTAATCCCTGAATTAACAAGTGATGCGTTTGGTAACGTACTAAAAGTAATGTTACCCCCACCATCAGTTATTAAGACTTCATTTGCACTTCCATCCGCAGTTGGGAATGTGTAACCACCATTAAAGGTTATTCCTCCTCCAGTGGCAATGTTTATTCGTGCACTGCCTCCCGATGTTAGGTCTAATCCTCCTGAATTACTGTAATATGTTCCGTTAGTGGCCATTCGTTTTTTTTTATTTTTGGCTTTGGGAGAGACGTTAATCTCTCCCGTTAATTATAGTTTAATTATAAATAGTTTCAATACAAATTATATTGAAATTTTTTTATCTTAATTATATCACTTGTACCCACCCAAATGATTTATTAATATAAACACCTTCATCAGCATCTGTTTGGTAAACCATAAGTCCCGTTGCCGGTGAACTAATAGCGTTACGTTGAGTTTCTGTCATCCTTGGGAATAAGAAACCTTGAGTAGTTGATGATAACTCTAATTGCGCTGATACTACTGGTGTAGTTGTACCTATACCAACATTCCCGTTAGTCCTATCGAAATGGAATTCTCCACCACCAAGTTGAAAATCACCACCTGTAAAGGTTAATACATTACCATTTTGAGTAACTGTTCTATCCGCTGCCAAAGTACCATCATCTGTATAGATGTTTTGAGATGTTACTGAACCATCAACTGTAATGTCAATCGTATCAGTTCCCGCAGTTGAAGTAATTATCGCTGAACCATCAGAAGATGAGAAGGTTAATGTTCCACCTAAGTCCACCTCTGAGTCTGTTCCTGTAGTTCCCGCAAATGTTAATGAATCATTCGCTAAAACTGCTGATACGGACTGTCCGTTAACTACTGTAAAGTCAATACCTGACGCTCCTGTAGTATCTGTAAAATTAGCTGCTGTAAAGATAGCTGTTTCAGATGCTGACGTAAAGTCAGAAACTTGAGATGCCGTAATATCAATTGTCTGAGAACCCGCCGCAGTTAATCTACCTTGAGCATCTACTGAAAATGTTGTCGTACTCTGAGCATTACTAGGGTAA